GCATCGCTCGACGAGTGGCTGTATAACGGTGGTCCTTTCCAACTCGTAGTCTTCCACTTCCTCATCGGCATCTATGCTTACATGGGTCGTGAGTGGGAACTTTCCTACCGTCTCGGTATGCGTCCTTGGATCTGTGTTGCATACTCTGCACCCGTTGCAGCAGCATCCGCAGTCTTCCTGGTCTATCCTTTCGGTCAAGGTTCATTCTCTGACGCAATGCCACTGGGCATCTCTGGTACGTTCAACTACATGCTTGTATTCCAGGCAGAGCACAACATCCTGATGCACCCCTTCCACATGTTGGGAGTCGCAGGTGTCTTCGGTGGTTCACTCTTCTCCGCAATGCATGGTTCCCTCGTTACCTCTTCACTGGTTCGTGAAACCACTGAAACTGAGTCCCAAAACTACGGTTACAAGTTCGGTCAAGAAGAAGAGACCTATAACATTGTCGCCGCACACGGTTACTTTGGTCGTCTAATTTTCCAATATGCATCCTTTAACAACTCACGCTCTTTGCACTTCTTCCTCGCTGCGTGGCCTGTTATTGGAATCTGGTTCACTGCCCTTGGTGTTTCTACCATGGCATTTAATCTCAATGGTTTCAACTTCAACCAGTCGATTCTCGACGGTCAAGGTCGTGTCCTGAACACCTGGGCAGACGTTCTCAACCGTGCAGGTCTGGGTATGGAAGTAATGCACGAGCGCAACGCTCACAACTTCCCTCTCGACCTTGCTGCAGCTGAGTCAACTCCTGTTGCACTCACCGCACCTACCGTTGGTTGATATCTAATCAATCCATGGTATACTTAAGGGACCCTCGGGTCCCTATTTTTTTCGCTATACTATTATGCATGGTAAACTTGATCCAGAAGATAATGTTATGGATGACGGAATCGTTTCAAAACGCAAAGCGATTGCAGTATGCAATCAGAGTGTAGTACAAGAACTTTACGATGTAATCGCAAAACTTGGATGGGGCTGCTATGACAACGTTACTGTTGAGATTGGTGGTACTGCAGTTTCTGGTATTGATGTTGGTGAGGAGTACAACAAAAAGTGGCAGTCGCCAATAGGTACTCGCAAGTATAATAAAGACGCATTTATTATCATCAAGAACCAGGATCGTAGAGACCTGACTAAATCACAACCTTTCCCCGAAGGTGAATTTAAACCTCAACATCCTCACGAAGAAAAGAAATGACTAAATTTTTGATGTTCACCAAACACTCCTGTGGACCCTGTGGTCTTGTTAAAAAATACATTACCGCACTAGAGGATTCACGGGAACATATCATTGAAGAAATCTATTTGGAAGATTTTTCCGATGAACCTATCTCCGAAGAGAATCTTGCATCTGCTAAAAAGTATGGTGTAACTGCAACTCCAGTCCTTGTGATTGCGGATGAAGATGGTGAACTTCTAGAGACTTTTGTTGGAGGTATGTCTATCACTCAGAACATTCGTAGTCTCTGGGATAAGTATGAGATTCCTCACAAAGACTAAGTATAACCACGTAAAAACTGATACATAGTGTAGTCGCGTAAACTCAATGAAGTTTTTTTTCGCACTTTTGGCTACACTATTTCTTGCAGCTCCAGCGTGGGCAGTGGACGTACAAATGGGATCAAATGGTAATCTAGTTTTTGATCCAGAAGAAGTTACTATTTCAGCAGGAGAGACTGTTCACTTTATTAACAACATGCTCCCCCCGCATAATGTGATCGTAGAAGATCGTCCTGATCTTGCTCACGAATCACTTGCTATGCTTCCTGGAGAAGAGTTTGATATCACCTTCAACGATGCAGGTGATTACACATACTGGTGCGCTCCTCATAAAGGCGCTGGTATGATCGGTACAGTACACGTCGAATGATAACCAATGGCACAAATCACAATCGAAACTTCATCAGGAACCTCAACTTTCGAGTGTGATGAAGATACATATATTCTAGATGCCGCTGAAGAAGCGGGTATAGATCTACCATATTCATGTCGTGCAGGTGCATGTTCATCTTGCTGCGGTAAAATTTTAGAAGGAACAGTAAATCAGGAGGATCAATCCTTCCTAGATGATGATCAAATTGAAGCTGGATTCGCACTTCTCTGTGTGTCATATCCAACTTCCGATGTTAAAGTAAGAGGAGAAGCTGAGGAGGAACTTTATTGATGTCTTGTGATCTAAGAAATGATATTCTTGATGCACTTCGATCTAATGCCGAAGGTGAAATCAAAAAAGCAAAAGCAAATGTAGAAGTGTACCTTCACAACCCCGTGGGTATTGGTGAACATCCAGATGTTCTCGGAGCAATTCAAGAGCAGTTGGATATCATTGTCCATGCAGAGGAACGTATTGAAGCAATTGAAAATTACTTCAGACAACACAACCCCGAATGAGTATAAGTCTCTATTGACCATTTCCGTAAAGTTATGTAAACTAAATACGTTAGATTACAACGGAGGTTATGGCTTCTTCTACTCTTTCCCCGCCCATTTCACAACGAGGTTGGTTCGATGTCCTTGATGACTGGCTTAAACGAGATCGCTTTGTCTTTGTGGGTTGGTCTGGATTACTTCTTTTTCCCACTGCTTATCTGGCCATTGGTGGCTGGCTTACTGGCACGACCTTTGTTACAAGCTGGTACACCCACGGGTTGGCGTCTTCTTATCTTGAAGGTGCTAATTTCCTCACGGCAGCTGTGTCAACGCCTGCTGACGCTATGGGTCATTCTCTTCTTCTACTTTGGGGTCCTGAAGCTCAGGGCGATTTCGTCAGGTGGTGCCAACTTGGGGGACTCTGGCCTTTTGTGGCGCTCCACGGAGCTTTCGCTCTAATTGGATTCATGCTTCGTCAGTTTGAACTGGCACGTCTTATTGGTATCCGTCCCTACAATGCTATTGCTTTTTCTGGTCCTATCGCTGTTTTTGTCAGCGTCTTTCTCATATATCCTCTGGGACAGTCGTCCTGGTTCTTCGCGCCATCGTTTGGGGTTGCGGCTATTTTCCGCTTCCTACTTTTCCTACAAGGTTTCCACAATTGGACGCTTAATCCGTTCCACATGATGGGAGTCGCAGGTATCCTGGGTGGAGCACTACTCAGTGCAATCCATGGTGTGACTGTTGAAAATACTCTTTATCAAGATGGTGAACAAGCAAATACTTTCAAAGCATTTGACTCAACTCAAGAGGAAGAAACCTACTCAATGGTTACTGCAAACCGTTTCTGGTCTCAGATCTTTGGTATTGCGTTTAGTAATAAGAGGTGGTTGCATTTCTTTATGCTCTTTGTTCCTGTTATGGGTCTTTGGACAAGTTCCATCGGTATTATTGGTCTTGCTCTCAACCTTCGTGCTTATGACTTTGTTTCCCAGGAAATCAGAGCAGCAGAGGATCCAGAATTTGAAACTTTTTACACCAAAAATATTCTTCTGAATGAAGGACTTCGTGCTTGGATGGCACCTGCCGACCAACCACATGAGAACTTTGTATTCCCAGAAGAAGTATTACCAAGAGGTAACGCACTGTGATTCAGTTCGCAATCGGATTAGTTGTCGGGTATTTTCTTACCCGACTTATCATCACCACATATAAAGCGTCTAGAGTTTTATATGAAAACTTTAGACATATGGGGTAAGTAAATGAATCATTATCTTGTTCTTGTTTATGGTATATGCTTTTCCCTTATTGGTGGTGCAGCATTTGCGATGATGTGGGCGAATATCAATTCACTTGACATCAAACCTAGATCGAAAAAACCGAGTCATCCAGAGGCACCAGAACCAGGAGAAGAGGTAATGTATGTTGATCTCTCTAGAGAAAAACTTGAAAAACTTTACGATGAAAACTAGAGGATGTTGCGGAGCAGGATGTTATGACTGTCCATTCAGACCATCACCACGAACCAAACGGTGAGAGTTCTACATTAAAACAATTGATAATTAGTTGTGCAGTATTACTTGTCTTTACAATCATTTGTTTTCTAATCATGCTTGCCGGGATGATTTACGTATGATTACTTCAACAACACCCCATAAAGTTAGGGAGATAATTATGGATACGTGGCCTCAACTCTATTGGTTAAAAAAGAAAGCTAGAAACCAAAAATAGCTTTTTTTTCCAAAAATAGCGCAAAAAAAATCCCTGGCAATTTTTGATTGCCAGGGTTTTTTATGGTATTATAATTAGTATGTAATATATCGAGGATCATGTGAAAGTAGACATGGAAAAACTCTTGAATGTTCCTTACATTCAAGATTACAGGAACAATCCCAAGTTTCAAGAGTATTGCGAACAATACGTGGATTTTTGGAGTAAACAAACTCCAGAAGGATTAGACTCAATCGCTCTTGTACGTGCAGTTGAGTGTACTAATGGTATTGTGCAGTATTCTTATAGAGACGGTGATCCCTGGGCCCTGGATACTGAACAGACTCGACTTTGCATGAAGACTTCTATGTCTTTTATAAAGTCTAAGGAGTTACCTCTACCCGATGGTACAGTTGTTAAATGTGACCCATCTGTTATCGATGCTTTGAACAAAGTAAGAGATATTTACATTAAAGGATTCAAAATGGGTGACGAAGATTGTATGATGGAATTCTATGCACAATCTATCGCACAGTTTTATGTGATTGGTAGAGAAAAATTGAATGAAAAGTGCGACTTCGTTGCAGAACACTTCAAACATGTTTTTGGAGAGTTTATGCTAAAAGAAGGAAGAGCTTACATAATGTCCTATCTAAATGCTATGGGTAAATGACCGAAGCTTATGTTCAGAGAGTATGGTTCTCTGTTATCTACAAATCTACTGGAAAGAAAAAATGTGATTGTGGATTGGAAACTACTGCAATGGAAATAGTTGCAAAAAATCCACATGAATTGACCTATGTAAGGAGTGACGCCCATCTTATGGGTCAAGTTATTGATGTCACTCCTCCCCCTGCACTCCCTACTAATGAAATTGTTATGGCTGACGGTTACAGTACAAGTGAAGATGATATCGTTGTAAATATGGATGGTGGAGTTGGTGGATCTTGGAAACAGATCAAACCAGAAGATGAAGAGTACGAACATATCAATGACGATCCCCATGATGGATGGTGGTTGAGACCTGAACATAGAGATGATGTCCTACCGCAACTCCAAGAGAGTAACTTAGAACCCTTCAATCCATGACCAAAAATTGGAAAGAAATTGCTATCGAATCCGAGTCTGATGAAAGAATTTTAAAAGTTCTCAAAGAAGGACCTAAAAGTCTTGCTCAGTCTTGGATGTTGCAAGCAATGAAATATAAGTACGATAGAAAAAAATGACACACCCACATCACGAACATAATACACTTTCTGCAATTCGTGGATTTCTTGAGAATATTGCTAACGAAGAGTTGACAGATGTTCCAGAAAAGATTAGAATGAGTGCAAGATATTTTTTGAAAACCTATCCATCTCAGGAAAGGTTGAACGAACTATATCAGGGTCAAACTTTTACTGATCTTGCTGCTCCTGCAGAACCAGAGAAGGCGATTCCCAACCCAAATAGGATTGTGAATGATAACCAAACTTGGGAAACACCAGGATTCAAGTGGAAGAGTGAAGTAGAGTTTAAACCCTCTCAGGGGAATTAGCTCAGCTGGTAGAGCGCCTGCTTTGCAAGCAGGATGTCAGCGGTTCGAGTCCGCTATTCTCCATACATTACTAAATGTTGACTTTCTGTTAGGGTTAGTTGACAAATCCTATAGATAGACTAGAATTGTCCTGTGACGAACATTCATTATGGAAAGACACCGATCCGCTTTGGGTAGAGTCTTGTATTTTACAATGCCAGAGCAGGAAATCATCTACAGAGCAGTAGATGAGTACGTGCAACGGAACCCTGGAGTTGCATCCACTTCAGAGGACATTCTAAAAGACTTTTATCGACGACACTTTGACGGAGGAAAATGAGAGATCAAAATTCTATTGACGACAATGAATCGAAACAAGACAAGTGGAATCGAGGTCTTGACATTTTTATTGAGTCTGTGAATAAACCAGACTCTGCACTTAGGGGATGTGCTCACAATCAACGGTGCTACCATGAACTTATGGATATTCGGAATGATGTCCTGGAGTATCTAAAATCTAAGAGATGGAACTAAACATAATTTTACTGTTCTCGTTTTGTGTAGTCGCCTGGTTCATTGCCTCGGATGAGTCGGTTGCCGAATTCGTGGTATTAGTGGGAGAATACATAAAGACAAAGACACGGATTTCTTGGTGGTGGATAACCAATAATCCAAGAAATCCCATTGTAAAATTCTTAATTAACAGAAGGTCTCACCGAGAGGCTGAGAAATTGCTCAAGATTATTAATGAAGAACGCAATAGTAATCCCAGTTCGATTGAACAGTCAGAGACTTCCCAAGAAAGCTCTGATTGATATCGAAGGTAAAACCTTAATTCAAAGAGTAGTCGGGCAGTGTCTTAAAACAGATCTGCCTGTGTATCTTATTACAGACAGTCAAGAAATTGCTGATTCCGTGTGTCCCCGTAGGACCACGGTTCTTTTTTTAAGAGAAGAAGCATGCTCGGGAACAGAAAGAATTGCAAATGCAATTGATATGATTCCTGCGGATGGTGTTATTAATGTTCAAGGTGATCAACCGTTCGTCGATCCTCAAGAGATCTTGGTCATGAATGAACATATGATTGCAAACAATTCAACGTATCCCGTGATCACACCATCTAAGATCTACGAGAGGGATCATCCATATGCTAAGGACCCGAACAAAGTTAAAGTTGTTTCTTCTAAGTATGGTCGTGCTCTTTACTTTAGCCGCCATGCCATCGGCGATGAGAGAGTTAGAATCCACATGGGAATTTATGGATACCGAAGATCTGCATTAGAAAGGTATCAATACATGAAACCAACTCCTTTAGAACAAAGAGAGAGGTTGGAACAGTTGAGATTCCTTGAAAATGATATTTCTATCTACACTTATGAAACAGAAAGAGATCTGTTTTCTGTAGACACGCCACAAGACCTAGAACACGCTAGAGAGATAGCTTGGGAATACGACTAAGGGTATTTGGGAGTGTCGGTCTGAGAGTGCCCTAGAGGGATCTGGATGCACCTCAGCGAAGAATGCTTCTGCACCCCAGATTTTTGCACTCTGTGCAAGAGGTTGTGCATAGAACCAGTTACCACCAGTTGTAGATTCTCCACCTTCCTGGGTAGAGTGAGTTGAATCAAAACAAACTTTGAATCCAGCACTCTTCAGTTTATGAATAGTTCGGAAGTCAACCACCAGGTTGTCATAACCGAAAGATGTACCACGTTCGCAGATATAAAAGTCTTCGCAACCATATGCTTCCATGTTCTCACCTAGGAGAATTGCCTGACGAGGGGACATAAACTGACCCTTCTTGACATTGACTAATTTACCAGACTCTGCAACTGCTTGAAGCAGGTCGTTTTGACGACACAAAAATGCAGGGACTTGGTATGCGTCTACATAGTTTGATAGGATCGCAACGTCTTGTGGTTCATGGACATCGGTGATGACTTTGTAACCTGCATCACGCAGTTTTTCAAAGATCTTGATTGCGAATCTAAGTCCATGTCCACGAAAACTCTTATGACTGGATCGGTTTGCCTTGTCAAAGGATGCCTTGAAGTAATAATCTACATCTTCGGGTAGATTTTCAGTAATAGTTTTCGCCACTAGAAATGCATCTTCTTCAGACTCTAGTAGACATGGGCCTGCAAACAGCTTCATTCTATGTTAAACTACTTGTACTAATTATACCACGATGACACAGTATTTTCCAGAGTATGATCGACTAAAAGAATGTTGGGTAGGTCGTGCATACGATTCTTCGCTCGTAACTGATACATTTGTTAAAGATATCCTTGACGAAACAGAAGAGGATCTGTCAAACTTTAGTCAAATGTTGAGAGATCTGGGAGTAGAAGTTAAAAGACCGACTTATAAAAATCCCGATGTAACTCGGAAACCACAACTTCTACATGCACGGGACCATCTCCAGTATCTTAACGGCAAACTTTATATTGGTCCAAGGTATGAAGATAATATTGCTGATTGGTTGGAGTTGCTTGATAATCGAACTCCTTTTGTCACTCTGGATAATCTATGCGCGCCTTCTGTAGTTCGTGCTGACAGAGTTTACTTTGATGCGGTATCATGGACACGCAAACGTTTTGAATATTTTCAACATGGGAATCCTGATCTGCCTTGTGTTTTTGAACGACTCTCTTCTCGCGATTTTAACATCGAACGTCATACAGATGGTGTATTCTGTGTAGTTAAAGAAGGTGTAATCATCTCCACCCCACAGGGACGTAACCTAGAGTATCTGTTTCCAGAGTGGGATATCTTATATCTTGATCAAAATACTCAGGATCTTAATGATATGTCGAAGACCAAGGGTAAGTTTATTTGGTCTCCAGATCAGATCCCTGATGATTACAGAGATTGGGTAGGATATTCACCCGAAACTTTCTTTGATGTCAATGCACTTGCTGTTGATGAGAAACACTTTATGTGTACTCGATACAATAAACAGGTGTTTGATTTCCTGAAGAAACATAAGGTGGAACCTATCATTGTTCCTTTCCGACATAGATATTTGTGGGACGGCGGACTTCATTGTATGACGTTTGATTTTATTAGAGATGCATATCAACAGTAGTCTTTATAACGCCGAGATCATCTATGAACCTTGGCCCTATACAGTTATTGATGATTTTTTCACCAAAGATACTTGGGAAAAGTTAAGTCAAATATCGAAGTATATTTTATCGGATACTCCCAATGAATATTTGAGAAACTCTATTCAAAAAGCAAAAGAAACTAAAGTTGGTGGAAAGGTATTCAATATCTGGGAACTCATTCAATGTGGAGTTCCCGAAGACATTGTTGAGTGTTATTGGGATGCATGTCAAGAGATTTTAGAAAACAAGGAAAGAATTTACGGTCAGTTTCCTTCTCATAAACCTGATGTGAAGTCATTAATGAAACCATGTTTGAATTTAGACTTCGAGGGAAACTGGTATGAACCGCATCCAGATTCTGACACAAAGGTTATTAGTCTCATTTGTTACCTTGATCCAGAGGAAAGTGAAGGTACTGCATTGCATACTGACGGAACTCATGATAGTATGATACATAGACTGGATTGGAAACCAAACAGATGTACGGTTTTTTGTCCAAGTGATCACACTTGGCATTCTTTTCGATGTCAATCCAAACATAGATTAGTTCTTGCTATGTTTGTTGAACGTTATATTATCAATAGAAAGAAAATTAAAGATAGACACACATTTTCTAACGGTAAAGTCGCTGAGTTCTGGTATGATTATGGCTAAAATTCAAGTCGGAGATTACGTCAAGTACAATGGATGTACAAAAGAACAAATCCGTTGGGGTAATAATGATGATCCAAGTGATCAACTTGCGATTAATGGTATATATTATGTGAATAAAGTAGATATTAGGTCATCTCATACTAAAATTTCCCTGCGTGGCATTCAGGGTAGATTTAATAGTGTATGCTTTGATATCTTGAGTGGGGGATATGATTATAAATGAAAAAGATTCGTAGGGTAATTCAAAAAGACCAGAATCTTATGCACTTGACCTGGATGGTCAATAATATTTGTCAGAATAAGTGTGCCTATTGTATTCCTGGATTGAATAGTGGTAAAGGACACCATTATAAGTGGGAAAATGCAAAGAGATTCATAGATATTCTTTTTGAAAGATATCCTAAGATTCATTGTTCTGTTACTGGTGGAGAACCAAGTATCAGTCCTTTTTTTCCAGAACTAGTTCAACGATTTGTTGATGCTGGACACACCATAGGAACAACTACGAATGGATTCAAACCTGTAGAGTATTGGAAAGATATTTCCAAGAATCTTAGTTATGTTTGTTTTTCATATCATCCAGAACAACCAACAGAAGATTTTCTAGACAAAGTTCTTTACTGTTCACTTAATACAATGGTGACTGTAAGAATCATGATGCACCCTAGACACTGGGATCATTGTGTAGAAGTTTATAATGATATTAAAGATATCCCAACAATTTTTGTAGAACCTGTTCGATGTCTTGATTGGGGTAGCGTTGATAGAACGGTTCACTTATACGATGAAAACCAACTTGCATGGTTTAGAGATGCAGAGTCTTCTCTTGGTCATGAAAAATACTTAGAAACTGATGAAAAGTTTAATAGAACTCCAGACATTACTGCCGATTTCGAGATGGACGATGAAACTATCGAGAAAGGTACAAATACTCTGGATTACATTAACTCAGGACAAACAAACTTTAAGGGGTATGTTTGTGAGGTTGGTTTGAAGAGTTTGTTTATTGATCACTCTGGTGAAATCTTCTTGGGTAACTGTTGTATTGGTGGACCACAGGGTCACATGGATGAACCAGATGAAATTGCATGGCCTACTAAGAGAGTAATTTGTTCAAAACATATCTGTCACTGTTCTATTGATGTCAATATAAATAAGTGGACTAGGGGATATTTTAGAAAATGAGAGTTGACAAACCCTGGGGATGGTATAAAGATCTTGAGAGAACACCTAATCTTGTTATAAAAAAGATTTACATCAAACCTTTCTCTAAGTTTTCACTTCAAAAACACTCTGAAAGGGAAGAATTCTGGTACATTATCAATGGGTATGGTAAACTGACCCTTGATGATAAGTTTCATACAGTTGGACCTGGAGATTCTTATAAAATTAAAAAAGAACAAATTCATAGAATGGAAGCCTATGCAGATGGTGTAACTTTCGTGGAGGTACAGAGTGGAGAATGCAGAGAAAACGACATCTACAGAATCGAAGACGACTACGGAAGAGAAAACTCTTGAACCACCAATTCCCCAGTTAATTGGATTGGGCTTGTTTTTCTTTGGTACACTTGGTATAATCTATGCTGGGTACGTCCACGGAAACATGCATTTGCTGACGACACTGAAAAACGCTAAAGAATTTTATGGCTAAAAAACAATTCGTAAACAAATCAGGCGACACTTTTGAGTGGGAAGAAACTGAAGAAATGCGTAAAGCAGTTGCAAGACTGCATCAAAATATTCGAGATCTAGAAAAAGATCATGGTAAAAAAGGCGGAGACTACGGAGTAGGTAAATGAAAATCTTTCTTGACACTGCAGATTACGATGCAATCTCTATGAGGTATGACACTGGTCTTATCGATGGAGTTACAACTAATCCTAGTCTGATCAAAAAAAATGGTGAGGATCCTTTTGAGTCAATTAAAGTAATCTCGGAATCGTTTCCTAAGTTACAATCTATCTCTGCTGAAGTAGTTGCAGATGTGGCATGTGACATGGTTGAACAGGCCAAACCTTTTATGGAACTAGATAATGTAACGATTAAAGTTCCGTGTACTGTTGAAGGTCTGAGAGCTTGTCGTCAACTTCGTGACCTCGGTGCAACAGTTAATGTTACCCTTATCTTCTCTGCTGCTCAGGCTGTACTTGCAGCTAAAGCTGGTGCAACTTACGTCTCTCCTTTCGTTGGTCGTCTTACCGATAATGGTTTTGATGGTCTTGAATTGATTAAGACAATTTATGACATCTATGTTAAAGATGGTTGTCGAACTGAGATTCTTGCTGCATCTGTTCGTAGTCCAGAAGTTGTCGCACTTTGTTATCGTGAAGGTTCTGATATCGTGACAATGCCACCTGGAGTTTTTGACCGTATGTATGAAAGTGTTCTAACTAGAGAAGGTCTTGCTATTTTCCAGAAAGACTGGGATTCTATCAACAAATAACATGTACGAAGAACTAAATTGTTTTGAGGAAGCACTTAAACACTTTGGCACTCGGGTTGAAATTATCTGTGCTTTAGAACTTGGTGGCAGACTCCCCTCTGAGGCTGCCTATCAGATGATCAAAGATGAGATGAAGGAACTCAAAAAGTGCCGTAAACAGTTTAACAAAGCCGGCGAGTGCGATAAATAAATTACACAGGTAAAGTATTATGGCTGCGGAAATTACTTCCACTGGTATTCAATTCAGTGATTCTACGCAAGTAAACAGTAGGGGTTGGATGACCCCAGATGGAACTTCAATGTTTTTCTATCAGTCATCCGCCCCTACTCATTGGGTAAAGAGCACCTCTCATGATAATAAGATGCTTAGAGTTGTTAGTGGAAATGGTGGAGGATCTGGAGGTAGTGTTAGTTTTTCTGATTTTAGTAGTAGAAGTTTTACATTTCCATATTCATCCAATAGTTCAACAAATAATAAAACTCTAAGTTCAAACCAAATTCCTTCCCATACACATAGTAATATGGGAACTAAACTTACTTTCTTTCCACAAAATCCAAACGGAACTTATAATGGTGGAGACGTAAGAAGAGGTCCTGGTTGGACTAGGAACACTAATAGTACTGGTGGAGTTTCTGGACCTTCACAACATAGTCATCCGTTCAGTTCATCTGGTACTAGTCCAAGTATTTCCTGTAATATCAATGTTCAGTATATCGATATCATTCAGTGCAACTTCGATATCGACGCATAATAAATAACCATAGCAAACCCTCATCATCCCGTGAAATAAAATGGCAGCAGAAATAGATGGAACTGGTATTGTCTTTAGTGATTCCACTCGACTAGACTCTAAGTATGATATTTTTGCACAAGGAACTTCTTCCATATTCTTTCAGTCGTCTGCTCCAACGGGGTGGTCAAAAAGCACTTCCAACAATAATAAAGCGCTTAGAGTTGTAACTGGATCTGGTGGAGGTACTGGTGGATCAAATACTTTTACTAGTGCATTTCCATCTTCAAAACCAGTTTCTGGTAACTTCCCTATTTCTGGAACGGTTGGTAACCACACTCTAACGTCAAACCAACTTCCGAGTCATACCCATGCTAATGGCGGTGCAGTTACATTGAGTCCTGGTGGCGGAGACGTAAGATCTGGTGGTGGGTGGTCAAGAAGCACTCCAGGCACTGGCAACAATACTACTAATGCATCTTCACATAACCATGGATTTAGTAGTGGTAGTGCAAGTTTTAGTGCAAATATCAATCTTGCCGTGCAATATATTGATGTGATAGTTTGTAGTTTCTCCTGATACCTGAGTTTTTATTATGATGAGATTCAAAAAAGAAGAACCAGGTAATTGGTGTCCTCTGATCAAAAAAGATTGTGTTGAACACAAGTGTGCATGGTATATGCATATTCGTGGAATGGATCCTAATACAGGACAAGATATCGATCACTGGGGATGTGCAGTAGGTTGGATGCCCACTCTCCTCATTGAAAATTCTCAACAACAAAGACAGACTGGTGCTGCTGTGGAATCTTTCCGTAATGAGACTGTTAAAGAGTCTCAGAAGAATCGTACTATGTACGAGGATATGATGAAACAACAATCAATTATGCCAGTTCAAGTTAATCCACTTGAAAACCTTTTGGAGGCCTCTGATGAATCTGACAGTAATAATTGAAGATAAAGCCATCTACGTTGATGGTTTTGTTGTACAACCTGCTGATATGAGTTGGTTTAATCCCGATGATTATGAAAGAGAGGTTAATGCAATTCAGTGGGAAGAAGATTGTGGTGAGATTGAATACGTAGAAGGACCTCCCACTCCCATCGATAACATCGACTTTTTGAAAGATGTTATCACTGTCCATCAACTTGCAAGAGAAAAATTTGAGCAAGATCAGGAAGCTTATAGAAAAGAATGTGAACTCAGTTCTCTTGTCGAATACAATGAAGATGATCCCAAACTAGAGTTTGTGGATTATGATGAAACTCGCGATATTGACGAAGATAAACTAAATGATATTCTGGACGAAATTGATTTTGATCTAGAAGATGAACCTGATAGAGGATATGCTGAACTAGTCCATGCAGATGATGAAGATGGTCCAGAATCTGCAGAAGATATACTTGGAATTGGGTCATTAGATCAGGAACCAGTGCCCCAAACCGAGGATAATGATATAATGCATGAAGATCTCCGTGATGCTCTTGATACTCAAGAGGAAAGTTCATACGAGATGGAAGAGGAAGTAGAAAACCAAATCTACTATGATATTGAAGAATTACTCAAAGAGATATGATTCCTGAACTCCAAGTCAATGATTATACTGTAGTCAGAAACTTCATTGATCAGGAAAGGGCAATAAAACTGGGTTATGAGTTCATGAACTTCTGTGAAGAACATGATGCTGCGGGTGATAATCAGGCAGTAAACTCAAACTCAGTTCATAATTACTTACCTTTTCTTGAGTTACTTTGTGAAAAAACACCTGAGGTGAGTAAGATTGTTGGAGAAACAGTCTTGCCCACCTATGTTTATTCTAGGGTGTATAAGAATGGTTCTGACCTAAAACGACATACTGATAAGGATGAGTGTGAGATTTCTCTTACACTCAATTTGTGTGCAGATAGACCTTGGAAAATATGGATTGAAACTCCTAGAGGAGAAAGGAGATCTGTGATGCTTGCTCCTGGAGATGCCATGTTCTATCATGGATGTAATGCACCACACTGGAGAGATAACTATACAGGAACATACTACACTCAAGCATTTCTACATTATGTGTATAGTAGAGGTGAACGTGTTAACTCTTACTTCGACAAGAATCGACCAGGTGTAAACAACTTTGAACAGAAATCACCAAAACTTTTAGTAGAACCAGGAAGAGGAGAATCAATGATCAGTGATTATATCATGGTAATCAAGGGACTTGTGCCTGAAGATCTGTGCGATGATATTCTAAAAGAATTTCCAGAAGACTCTGTTTATTGGGATCCTTCTACCGTGGGTGCTGGTGATGTCCGTGAAGATATCAGAAGTTGTAATACGATTGGATTATCTAGACTTCCACATCAAAATTTGGTGTATGAAAATCTAGACTCTAGAATGTTTGAGTGTGCAGCAGAAGCTATCAGACAATATAGAGAACGTTGGCCAGGTGTAGAAACAGAAATCGATACTGGTTACGATCTACTTAGATATAGAACTGGAGAGTTCTACACTCAACATACAGACTCATTCAAAGAACAACAAAGATCTGTAACTTGTTCTTTTCATCTCAATGATGACTATGAAGGTGGTGAGTTTGCCTTTTTCAATAGAGAAAAGGTATATAAATTTGAGAAAGGTGATGCGATTCTTTTCCCATCAAACTTCATGTTCCCGCATGAAATCTTGCCTGTAACTTCTGGAACACGCTACTCTATTATTACTTGGTATGTCTGATAAACTTAAAGGTCTCCCAATGGTATATTGGTTGAGTTGTGATATTGATAGGATTGCTCGTATGGAATCCCAGTTTGAAAAGTGGGGTATCCAAAATCAAAAATTTTGGTTCGGTAATCTAAAACCAGATCATTATGAAGTATGGAAAGATAAAGTATTCAAACCAGAATTAATTCACCCAAAAGATTATCTATCCACATGTATTACGATCTCTACACTTGAGATGATTCGTTATTGGTTGGAGAATACCAATGACAAATATCTGATTCTAATGGAAGATGATTATGATTTAGATCTGATCGAGTATTGGCATTTCGATTGGAAAACTCTGATGAAGAATCTTCCTTATGATTGGGATTGTATTCAGTTGGGATTTGAATCGCAGGAATATGTTTCTTTCTTCCTTCATCCAAAGACAAGACATAGTGCCTTTGGACCTGTAATGATCAATAGGTGGTTTGCGGAAAAACTACTTCGTATTCATACAGTTCAGGGAAAATACTTTTTCCTCCGAAGATTTGCGGGATATCCTGGAATTCGTTCACTTGATGTTGATCACTTTTTTGGATTTGTTGGTAGAACATACCAGTTACCACTTATCACTCAAGATCCTTACCTAGATAAAGTGCCAAAGAAACATCACTTTGTCTGCAGAGATCTTTACTATGATTGGTGGGAAAACGAGAGAGATAAGTTTACTCTTAAAGAATTCTTCACTTATGGTAAACCCAACGACGGTGACATGACCAAAATTGTTGATCTATGAAGTTATCCAATCTACCTCCCATCTATTATCTCAACCTTCAGGAGAGGGAGGAGAGACGAGAATACATGGAGAAACAATTTAAGAAATATGAGATCCGCAAGTGGAGGCGCTGCAACGGATCCATTTTTGGGGAGGAAAATTTTCCTGAGTGGAAAAAGTTAGTTCTGGATTCTCAATTTAAGACTCAAAAGAGATTTTATAGTGTATTATTGAATCGATCTGAGATGATCGCCAACTTTCTTTTTGACCTAGATTCTGATGTTGTTCTTCTATTAGAGGACGACTTGTCTTTTCATACGGAGAGATATTTAAACTTTGAGTGGGAAGAGTTTATCGAACGTCTACCCCATAATTGGGACTGTGTTCAACTTCATATCATCGGTGAGAAGTTCATGCCCTTGACACTTTCTCCTTGGTCTGTGAACAATCATAGTGCTGCAGCAATCCTAATCAATAAAAGATATGCAGATAAGTATGTGAATATGTTCATGGAAAATGGTAAGTGGAGATTTTTGAATAACTACGGGTATAGTAATGATCTTCCCGAGTATCATTATCACTCTGCAGACTTCATCCCATATCAAGTGGGTACGACTTATTCTTTCCCTATGTTTGTGACCAACTCTAAGTTTGAGAGTGATGGCTCTGGAATCAATGCTTTGGCTAAACGATCTGACGCAACTGTGTTAGAATGGTGGAAGAATAATGAAAAGAGTTTGGAAGAAATGATGTATCTTGATCGTCCTATGTTTGCCCAACTATGAAACTGAAAGGTCTTCCGACTTTATATTATCTGAATCTAGACGAACGACCAGATCGTAGGGAATACACAGAACTACAATACGATGAGTTGGGGATCACTAACTTCAAGAGATTTTCTGGTTCTGAGTATAAATTTGATAATTTTTTAGATTGGAAAGAACGGGTAATATTGAATGATATGTCTGATTGTGTCAGATGGAGACAACATATCATTGAAATTGCAATAGCAATCTCTACTCTCGATATGATTAAACATTGGTTGACTACGACCAATGAGAAACATCTTCTACTAATGGAAGATGACTACGATTATCGATTCGTCAAATATTGGCATTTTGATTGGGAATATTTGATGAATCATATTCCTTTTGATTGGGACTGTATCCAACTTGGGTTTGAAAACGAACATGAGATTCCATGTTTTCTTCATCCAATCAGATCACATCATGATTATGGTCCTATTCTAATTAATAGACCATATGCAGAGAAGTTGATGAGACTTTTTACTGTTGGTGATCAATACGATCTTTCCCAGAGGATTCAAAACTATAAGTGGGGAAAGATGTTAGATATGCCCAATAGGACTATTGATTATTTCATGTGTCACTCAGGTAATACATACTGTATGCCTTTGATTAGTGTTAATCCTCATATCGGGAGTTATGAACAAAACTTTGTAAGAACTGATCGACCAGATCTTGATCTTGCCAGAAAGGCATATAATAAGTGGTGGACCGTCATGCGTGATGAGTATACTCTAGAAGAGTTTTTCATGTACGGTAAACCAAATGATTATGTGATCACTCCAGAAGAACCTGACATCGACGATTATTATGTTTGAACATGTGAGACAGTTTGAAGAACAAGTTGCAGACTTCTATGGTGCTCCATATGCAGTCGCAACAGATTCTTGTACTCATGCAATCGAACTCTGTCTTAGGTTGCACTATCCATTGGTAGTTCCGCAGATACCTAAACATACATACCTTTCTGTTCCAATGACTTTCATGAAGTTGGATATTCCTTTTCTTTTGACGGATCGTAAGTGGTGTGGTTGGTATCCCATCGCTAATACTAATATTATCGATGCTGCGGTTTATTGGGAAGAAGGTGGTTATATACCAGACAAGAATATGTGTTTAAGTTTTCAGTTTAAGAAACATCTGAGTTTGGGTCGAGGTGGGATGATTCTTACCGATAATGAAAGAGACTATCATCAACTACAGAGAATGGTGTATGATGGTAGAGATATGACTAAACCTTGGGCAGAACAAGATATTACTACGGTTGGATATCATTACTACATGACACCAGAGACTGCTATCGAGGGTATTCGTAAGTTCCCCATGGCAAAAGACATGCAACCTAAATCCTGGTCTTGGGAGGATTATCCAAATCTATCAAAACTCACTGTATTTCAATGAAACACATAGAACCAGATTGGAATATCGATCAGTTCAAACAACTGAACTATACCTTAGCGAGTCACAACGATCCGTTAGTTGTCAATGAATACTTGTGGGCTGGACATAATAAGTCCAAGATGACTATCTACAAGTATCATGAACCGAATCCCATGCCAGAAAGTATGGAATATATTCGAGATCAGTTCTCATTTTGGTCTGATGTTTGTGTTGCAGTAAATCACTTCAAACCTGGTCAATACCTACCTATGCACAAAGACTTGTATGGGAGATATGCTAGAATGACTGGTGCATATCCAGCATTTATCATGAGATGTATGGTTATGCTTGAAGATAGTTTTCCTGGTCAAATTTTGCAGATCAGTGATGAGTGTTATGGTAAATGGTCTGCGGGCGATTGTTTCTATTGGGATTATGATACCCCACATGCGTTTTATAATATGAGTATGATTGATAGATACGCAGTTCAAGTTACAGGTGTTTGCAATGCATACCCCATGTGATATTCCTAATTTAGATATTCATATTACTCATAGGTGTAATTTTTCTTGTGATAGTTGTTCTCACTTTTCTAATCACAAGTTTACCGATGAGGTAAAATTTGATGATTTCAAAGACTGGGTAGATCTTTGGAAAAATAGACTCAATCCTGCCAAGATTGGTATATTAGGTGGAGAAACATTCTTAAATCCCAGAGTTGCTGAGTATTGTGAATATACAAGAAAGTGTTTTCCAAATTCTAGGATAGAACTAGTAACAAATGCATTTATCTTGAAGGATATATCTGAAACTTTGATTAAAAATGATATAGTTCTTGCAGTATCTGTTCACCACAACAGCCCAGAATATAAGAAAACTCTCGCAAAGAACAAAAAAATTATTGAGAGTTGGGGTGTTAAGGTAGAATATTGGAATAGTTTCTTGAAATGGCAAAAAGTTTATAAAGGATATGGAGAAAATATTGAACCCTATGAAGACAATGATCCAGAAAGTAGTTGGAATAACTGCCCTACTGGACAGAACTGTTTCCAACTTCATGAAGGTAAGATGTGGAAGTGTGCGCCACTCGCGTTCTTGCCAATGATGAATAAAAAATATAAGCTGTCTGAAAAGTGGGATAGATACTTAGAGTACGTTCCTCTGTCATCAGATTGTACGACTGAAGAACTACAAAAGTTTATTAATCGTGGTGCAGAATCTTATTGTTCTATGTGTCCATCTAAACCACATTATTTTATGAAAGATATGCCTTATGGGAAGTAAAAATGAGTGGGGTCAACTCCGAAAAGTAATTGTAGGTCACGCTGAGGGTGCGAGAGTTCCTGAAATGGACAGGAGTTTGCGTCTAATCAACTATGCGGATCGTGATGATGTTTCGGATGTTCCGTGTGGATTGTATCCACAACAGGTTATTGATGAAGCAAATCAAGATCTAGAATTACTGGTAGATCTATTTGTTCAACTCGGAATTGCAGTCGGTAGACCTCACTATGAACCCACACCATACTATAATTACTGCCCTAGGGATCTTGTATTTGTCCATGGTGATAAGACTTACGCAACTCCCTCCCCACTGAAGGCAAGACGATTCAATTTTGGATCTATTTCCCATCATTTTAATCAGTTAATTCCTATCACACCTTCATACTCTATGAGTTTGTATGATGATCACTGTGTGGGGAACAAAGACATTCTTGCATTGACTGAACATCATCCTGCATTTGATGCCGCAAATATCATTAGAGCGAACGATGACATCCTCTATTTGGTGTCTAACAGTGGAAACAAGGCGGGTGCTCAGAAGTTACAATCACTCCTCCCTGACGCGAAGGTACACCTATTAGAGGGTGTTTACAGTTATATGCACATTGATACTACAGTTGCATTTTTGAGGGAGGGATTGCTTCTTGCAAATCCAGAAAGAATCACAGATAGAGACCTTCTACCTGGACCATTCAGGGACTGGGACATCATATGGTGTCCAAAGCCTGTTGACATTGGTTATTACCCTGGTTATAATCATGCTTCAGAGTGGATAAATATGAATTTATTCAGTATTAACCCAAATCTGGTTGTACTGGAAGAACATCAAGAACCAACCCGAAAAGTTCTGGAGAAACATGGAATTGAATGTGCTATGTTGCCCATGAGACAGTCCAGAACCTTAAGTGGTTGTTTCCACTGTGTTACCTTAGATCTAGAAAGAGATGACTGAACCAACTAAAATTCATCCATCGGGACTTAACATCATAGAGAACTCCAATGGATCCTATTCTTTCGAGTGGGATTCTAAAGACGAACGTTGGAGTTGGATGAATGATTTGACGGACGAAGAGATTAAGGTTATTATTGAGGCTGCAATCGAGTACGAAGCTACTCGTCCAGTTGACGTTGAAACTATTGAAGAGGTCTACGATGAATCAGAAGACGTATGAAGAACAACGCAAACAACGTCTAGACGAAGCGGTGTTTGATTACATTCAAGACGAAAAAGTAACTCCTAAGCAATTTTATGAGGAATTGCAAGAGGTGCTTTTAAATAACAGTAAGTATTTTCAAGAACAGGCGATGCGAGTTGATCGTATGCGCCAACTAGTAACAGAAGGTTTTGACTCTCCTGACATGTCTCGATACAGTCAGTACACTGAAGCTGAAATTGATGCCATGTGTCATGAAGCTGATCGTAAAAGTAAAGAAGAGATCAATCTGGAAATCCAAGCCAACTCCCCTTTCAATGATGGTTGGACTCAGGAGTTTTATAAGGAACAACTGAAAGACCTTAAACACTCTAAGTATTATTACGATACTGATCGAAATCGTTGAAACCCTAACAATACTAGATAAAATACTACTAGATACTTACGCACTATGACTTTTAAGAGAGAAAAAAAAGAACTCTGCTCCGAAGAAATTGAATCAATGGAGAAAGCCATAGAAGAGTCGGGGATCGTAGCTATTCATCCCGATAAAATGGAAGAATGGGCCGAACACCTTGTCAGAAAATTGAAGTCATAGTACAATTATCCCACGTATGTATTTTCTATGAAATTTATCGTCTATAGTAAAGATGGATGCCCCCACTGTTATAAAGTAAAAACCGTTCTTGAACTTTGCGGTATGGACTGCACCGTCTACGAATTAGGGGAAGACTACACAAAACAAGAATTCATTGATAAATTTGGTGAAGGATCTACTTTCCCCAGAGTTATCTGTGATGATGAACTTCTCGGTGGTGCCCGAGAAACCATTTCATACCTCAGAGAAAAGTCACTAGTATGAATACCAAGGATCAGGAATTGCACATAAATAGAGGTGTGGAGCTACTATTAAGGAGAAAGAAAACCCCTGAAAAATCGAAAACATTCCATGTAAAATTCGGTAAAATGCTTTCTCTCCTTAAACGAGAGATTCATATTTACTTTGAATTTTCGACAGATATTAAAAAAATTAAGTAGAGTCTCTCGGAGGATAGAGCTATGACAGGTCCCGTAATTGCACTTTTCAGCATGATGACCTTTATGTTCCTATTGATTGGTGGCATAATTGGTTGGCTTTGGAAAGAACACGTAATTTACTCCTCCGCAGGTTTAGGATCAGTTCATCCTGAAATGTTTGATGAAAATGGGAATGTAATTCCTGATGAAATTTTAGCAGTACGATTTGAAAACGATTATGACTACGACGAAGAGGACGACGACAACTAAACGTAAGTCTACCACCACTACCCGTAAACCTGCAGCTAAGAAATCATCGACTCCGAAGGTAGTTCTCACTCCTTCATCAAGAGTCGATGAAATTCTTTCCGCAGTTGTTGCAGAGAGAACTAAAGCAAAGAAGATCGAAATTCTTCAACAATATAACGAAAACTTTATCAAATCAGTCTTCATCTGGAACTTTGATGAAACTGTAAAATCCGATCTTCCACCTGGAGAAGTGCCTCTTACTGCACAGGAAGATCGTGAACTCACCGCTTCTAGTATTCGTAAAGAGTGGGATAAACTTTATAACTTTGTGAAAGGCGGAAACGATTCTATGAATCGCCTTCGTAAAGAAACGATGTTTATCAATATCTGCGAACAACTTAATCCAAAAGAAGCTGAGATTCTTATCCTTGTTAAGGATAAACAACTCCAAACAAAGTACAAGATCACCCGAGAACTAGTCGAGGAAGCATATCCCGACATTCAATGGGGTGGTCGTTCTTGAGGTAACCATGGGTAGCGTGAAAGTATTAATTGAAAACTGCGATGCAACCGCAGCTGAAGATAGGGGGTTGCCGAGTAACTCATACTTGGTAACATACCTAGATGAAGAACAAAACAAAAAACAAGATATTACTCAGGGTGGACAAGTAGACATCTTTGATTATTATTACGACAAGTATAAGAATCTCCAAGCCTTGGATTGGACAAATGGTACAGTGAATCCTAAACTGTACGGATACAAACCAGCCGAAGAAAAAAAGAAAAAAAGATGAGTGAAGGATTTAAGGGTTTTACTGATAAGGAGGATCAAGAGTTAAAACTCAATATCCGTACTAGTGAAATCGACAAAATTATCAAACAGTATAAAAAACTGAAGAAGTATCAAAAGTCTTCCATACACGAAATCGCCAAACTCAGTAATAAACAAACTCAAATTGAAAAACTGGTGAACGAATACGGTATTGATCCAGAGGCGTTACAAGACTAAAAACTGTATCGTCTTATACCAAATGGGTTGACTATATAGAATATAGGAGTTATAATACTCCAGTACGTTCATCCCACTTTCGGGTGGGACGCAAGTAAGTCGCGGAACGGAGCGTTCATCCCATGTTAGAACTACTTTTTTATTCTAGTATGACCTGCACTGATGCTGATGCATTAATGCTCAAAATCAAGGCACAACAACATCTTGAACCTAGAATTCAGATCGAACTGGTCGAGACCATAAAGGAATCTGTACCACAGTGTGATTTCTACTGGGACGCAAACGACTAAAGGAACGGGCCTTAAAATCCAATTACTTTAGGAAACGACAATGAACACACTAAATCTCATCAAAAAGCAAATCGAGAAAGCAGCTGCTCTCCATAATGCACAGATTACTCATACCTCATATCGTGGTGTTGAGTATGATACACGTTGTGTAGAGTCCAAGGAGTCTCACGGCACCTTCTGTTATCGTGGTCACACTTATAAGAAGTGAGGCAATTATGCAAGCAATTCAAGTAGCATCATTAGGCTCTATTTTAAGCATTGCATTTCTTGGTTTACTTTATGGGGAACTCACACTTTTATATAAGAGGTGAGATATGTTGAAGATCAGTTTACATTATGATCTTCCAACATATGACCCCCAAAAACACGATCCAGATGAAACATTCGCGTTTTTGACGTATCGTGGAGTACATTATGCTAAGAGGGTTAATTTAAAATCCCTTAGCATTCCAAGTTGGAAAGTATTCAAGAGAGGGTAAAGAACCCTCTCTTTTTTTGTATTTTTGTATCAAAGACAACAAACTTAGTAAATTTGTGTGTAAACCGTAACATTTTTGCTATATAATGATAGAATTAAGGATGGAGAGATGAACTGAAATTTATTCTTTTCGCTATGGTATAAAAACTAAATTGGAGGTGGAAAATGCACAATTTATTATCCCGTGCTCAACTTGATGAGTGGAGACATTTAGAACGCACCATCGATGATTTAGAATATGAAGAACAAAGAATCAGTGACTACTACGAGTGTTTGATCGAGTGCGATGTACTAAACCAAACGGAGTGTAAACGAGTATGCAGAAAAATCCTTGATCCATGAGTTTTGTCCAAGAGATCGTCCTCAGGAGGTTGGTGACAACCTCCTTTTTTTGTGTTAAAATAAATAGGAACAAGGTTTTTTATGCAAAAAGAAAAACTAAAATTAATCGTCCGAAATCTTAAGTCACTGGTTGACCTCTTGGAGTCTGAAGTCTATTCCGATCCAGACGCTTATGTGGTAAAATCAAAGACAAACACCTATACAACTAGTGACAACGATGACGACGGATACCCAGACTAAAGATTCTATGACAAACCAAATCAAACTTATCGCCCTAACTCAAGGTGCAGGTGAACTTCTTGAGAAAACGGCGCAGGAAGTTATTTCGTATGTCGCTCGTGTGAGCAATCCAAACAATCAATTAAACTTTGATACTTCTGCAGGTCTCCTCAAGTATTGTATCAAACACGAACACTGGTCGATCTTTGAACAGGCCTATATGACTCTGGAGATCAATACGACCAGAGCTATCGCGGCTCAAATTTTGCGCCATCGCTCATTTACATATCAAGAGTTTTCCCAGCGTTATGCTGCGTCTACTTCTCTTGACCCAATCAAGATGCCCGAGTTCCGTCGTCAAGATACTAAGAATCGTCAGAACAGTATTGATGATATGGACGAATTTGAGATTCAAAGACTGCAACTGCAGACACAAACTCTATTCGACTCCGCAACTGCACTGTATCAACAGATGTTAGATCGTGGCGTTGCAAAGGAGTGTGCTCGAAATATTTTGCCCTTGGCCACGCCAACAAGAATTTACATGACGGGATCATGCCGTTCATGGATTCATTATATCAATCTGAGATCTGCTAACGGTACGCAGAAAGAACACATGCAGATTGCAGAGGGATGTCGTGAGATTTTTGTCGAACAATTCCCAGAGATTGCAGCTGCTTTAGAGTGGTAATATATAAGATAGTCTAGGAGATTCCATGGCTTATTACCACGTTGCCGAGTACAATGCAGCATGTCAATTAATTGAATTCAAAGAAGGTAAATGGGTAGTTGAGTTCACCAAACCAAGTGGAGAAGTCGTAGTAGAAATGATCGATGACGATAAAATTAGTTCTTTGAATTGTTACGGACAGGAGAGTAGTTATTAACAATGTCAGTTTCTGTTATTTGTGCGTGTAGGGATAGAATCAAACCTTTGACGATATCCCTTTCTTCTTGGTTATTGTTTGATCAGATTAAAGAGATAATCATCGTTGACTGGTCTTCTAAAGAGGAGATCGGTCACTTGACAAAACTAGATGACAGGATCAAGGTGATTCGGGTCAATGATGAAGAGTTCTTCAATCAACCCCAACCCTTGAATCTTGCTGCGTCTATGGCTACAGGAGAGTTTATCCTGAAGTTTGATGCTGACCATATTCTGAACCCTTACTACAATTTCTTTCATGTCAACGGTATCTTTGACGAGGAATCGTTTGTAAGTGGTGTGAACGACAAGGTGGGGGATGAGTGTCTCCATCCTATCTGGGGACTCTTGTACGTCCGCCGAGAGCACTTTGAGAAGGTCGGTGGCTACAATGAGAAGATGGGTAAGTACTATGCGGTAGAAGATGATGAAATCTCCATCAGACTCCAGGCCGCGGGTTATACGTGTTGCCCTATCGATATGCGTGTTCTGAGTGCAATCCACATCCCACATAATGATGAGGTCAGAATCTCTAACTTTGAGGGATATGCAAAGGATCGTGAGTTCCTGGATGTCTTTGAGAAACAGACTGGACAGTGGTACAAAGATCGCATTGATGAAGTGATCGCCCCTGGTATTATGGGTATCCTCAACAGCAAAGAACTGAAGAAGACCAAGTTCAAGTATCTGACTGAACAACACAAAGAGAAGAACATGGAAATCTTCGGTCTCAAAGAATATATCGACAAGTCTCGATATGACTATGGTGGTATTGACTTTGACCAACCAAACTTCAGGTTGTATGACTGGAAGACTAAAGAAGTAGAACCTAATTACTTTATTGCTACGAAGAAAAAGAAATGAGTGTATCGGTGATATCTGCCTGTATGAACAGGGTGGATCCGTTATCCATTTCTATTCAATCGTGGGCAATGAATGACCAGATTGATGAAATTGTTTTTGTTGACTGGTCATCAGAAAAATCCTCGGAACATCTCACTAAGATCAGTCCAAAGATCAAACGTGTATATGTTCCTGATCAAAAATACTTTAATCAACCTCAACCACTGAATCTTGCATTTAAGATTTCAAGTGGCGATCAAATCTTGAAACTGGATTCGGATACAATCCTCAATCCATACTTCAATTTCTTTGATGAATTTAGTGTTGATGAGTTTAGTTTCGCCTCTGGTTTGTATTCCCCAGGACACAAGTGTTTGCGTCCAATCTGGGGAACTATTTTTGTCAATAGAGAAAACTATGCAAAAGTCGGTGGATATAATGAAGCAATGGGAGAGTTTGTTGCTTGGGAAGATGATGAGATTGTAAATCGTTTCTTGCTCTCAGGACTAGAACATCGTAGAATCCAAGCGTCGAAGAATACTATCTTCGCCATGCCCCATGACAATAAGAAGAGAATCGAGAACTTCAAAGCTTATAATGAAAACAAAGAAATTGAAAAGAAGGTAAGAACTCTTATGGAAAAGAAGGGGTATGATATTGAAGATAATATCGACTATGCAATTCTTTCTCACCACACAATTCTGAATAACAAGAAATATAAACGATATAAAGGTGACAGTTATTATGCGGAACCAGTTGTAGACTGGGACGTAACACAAGTTGATGAACAGAACTATGTTTGTCAAAAAATCATCCACTAAATAATTTTGTAGTCTGACATTTATCATGCCCACATATCCTGTAAAGAATTTGAAAACTGGTGAAGAACAAGAATTGAATATGTCCATCGCGGACTACGATCAATGGAGAAAAGACAACCCCGACTGGGATAAAGACTGGTCGAAAGGTTGTGCTGCCGCCCAAGAAGTTGGGGATTGGCAGAATAAACTGATCTCCAGAAACCCAGGGTGGAACGATGTCTTGAAAAAGGCAGGTAAAGCCCCTGGATCTCGTGTAAAACCCTTCTAACCAACAACGTATGCCCAGATCAAAGAAGTCCAACGGCGGAAACATTGGTGTTGGCATGAGTGCCAAACAAATGAGACGTAAGAAACCCATCAATACCGATTTGATGGTTGATATTAATCCTCTAACAGACAATCAGAAAAAATTCTTTGATGAGTATAAGAGTGGTAAGAACATGTTCGCTTACGGTGCTGCAGGTACTGGTAAGACTTTTATTGCCCTGTATCACGCACTGAGAGATGTTCTTGATTCTGAGACTCCATATGACAAAGTTTACATTGTAAGATCTCTGGTATCCACGCGAGAGATTGGTTTCCTTCCTGGAGACCACGAAGACAAAGCCGCACTTTACCAAATTCCATATAAGAATATGGTGAAGTATATGTTTGAACTTGCTTCAGACTCAGACTTTGAGATGCTCTATGGTAACCTCAAAGCACAAGAAACTATTTCATTCTGGTCCACAAGTTTCATCCGTGGTACTACTCTAGACAGAGCAGTAGTTGTTGTTGATGAAATGCAAAACTTGAACTTCCATGAATTAGATAGTATAATTACAAGGATTGGTGAAGATAGTAAGATTGTATTCTGTGGTGATGCTACCCAGACCGACCTTACTCGATCCAATGAAAAAAATGGTATCCTTGATTTCATGAAAATTATTCGTGCAATGGAATACGATTTTTCAACTGTAGAATTCGGAACCGAGGACATTGTACGTTCTGGTCTTGTTAAAAACTACATTGTCACTAAACTAGCAATGGGTATGTAATGTTTGAACATCTTGATTATTTGAAAGATGAAGTTGATTTAGAAGCACAGAATATCGAAGGGACTCGTTTTTATCGGGTCCCTTCTGGTAAGTTGTATCCTTCAATCACCTCTATTACCAGTTTCTATGGACGCCAGAAGTTTATCGACTGGCGTAAGAAAGTTGGTAATGAAGAGGCAGACAGAATTACTCGGATTTCTACTGCTCGTGGAACTAAGTTTCATGATCTGGTAGAACAGTATATGTTGAACAATAACGTAGACGATTTCAAACCTCTACCAACTACAAAGTTTCTTTTTCTCAAGGCTAAACCTTTTCTAGACCGTATAAATAATATACACGCTTTAGAAAAATCACTGTACAGTGATTACCTTGGACTTGCGGGTCGCGTTGATTGCATCGCGGAGTACGAAGGAGAACTCGCAGTCATTGACTTTAAGACATCTAAGAAGATCAAACCAGAAGAATGGATTGAGAACTACTTTGTTCAAGAAGTAGCCTACGCTTGCATGTATTATGAAATGACTGGAATTGCAGTTGAAAAATTGATTACCATTATGGTAGCTGATAATGGAGAATGTCACGTCTATGAAAAACGCAACAAAAGTCACTATATTAAACTTCTTACCAAGTACATCAGAGAGTTCGTCGAACACCACACCGAATCTTATGCCAAACACTGAAAAGGTAGACTCACTAATAAAAGAAAAGTTTCTTTGTCAGTCAAAGTTTGCACAAGACATCGAGTATCTCGTCGCGACCTCTAAGATTAACTATATCGAAGCAATCGTAACTTATTGCGAAGAAAACGGTATTGAGTTTGAATCTGTGTCTAAATTAATTTCTAAACCTCTAAAGGAAAAACTTAAGTGTGAAGCGACTCAACTTAACTTCCTCAAAAAAACCAGTCGTGCTAAATTGATGTTTTAATGATGACACCGCTAGATGTTTACAAGACATACCTAGCATTCAAAAATCATTTCACCAAGAAAAACTACGACTACTTTCAATATTGTGGGAAGTCTCGCGCATCGAAGGAGGCTTTCCACAAGAGAAAGGATCGGTATTTCTTTGAACGTATGTCACGAAAGAAGAGTGACGACGAAATCAAACAGTATTTTCTCGCCAACTTTGTTGAATGTAGTGATCCCAGTAAACTGTGGATCGGTGAAATTATTGAATCGGGTGAGTCTAATTACCAGAATTGGTTAAAGAGATCTCAGAGTCTCACATATCTGTTTAAGACTGAAGTAGAAGTCTTTATCAACAAAAAGAATTTTGAACAACTATTCAAAGTAGAAGGAACAAATCATCCAGACATCCTAAAGAAGCATTTGCAAGGTGCAATCTCTATAGAGACAATGGTAATCCTCAATTTGATATTAGGATTTGTGCCTAACTTTGACAAAAAACTAATCGATCCTGTTTGGGAAACCACCAGTCTACGACTCAAAAAATATCAGGCTTTCCTAAATAATGACAGCAGCAAATACAAAAAAATCTTAAAAGAAATAGTACTATGAGTGGATTCTTCGATTCAGAAATCGTAAAAGAACAAATCAAAGAAATGGAAGATCTCCAACAGGAGATCATTGAAAGAACAATGTCTGCTCCATTTATGGATGGACCTGAAAAGAAGGAACATGTTGACCTGATGAGACAGTTCCTAGATAAACAAAAGAACCTGTGTTTCAGAATTCAACTCTCCCAAGATCCACAAGCATTGGAAATGAAAGAAAGGATCAAAGAAGCTGCTGTCATGTTGGGAATGAATCCCGAAAGTGGTATCAATGAATTCTTTGAGAAAATGGACGAGACACTAGATTACTTAGAAGAAATTACAGACGAGTAAAATGAGTTACCAATACACAATCGATTCTAGATATTGTTATCACAACGGTGAGATTGTGGATATGTTTTTTATAAACGGTATACCATTTACATTCGATGATCTTCCTAAAATCATGCAGGATGATCCATACATTCAAATAGAAGCAAAGGACCATCAAACATATACAATAGAAGATATGTATCGGTGGTCTTCCTACCTGATCATGGAGGAGTGCCATCCACTCCTGTTTGAGTTAGACTTGAAGAATCCTGAGGAACTTCCCAGGAATTAAAAACCAGGGCTTGACATCCCTTCTTGCGACCTGTAAGATAAAGTCGTCCCAAAAGCCAAATACACACAATACGGAGCTACAACATGTCTTTTGCTGATCTCAAGAAACAGTCCCGCGCTGGTTCGCTGACTGATAAACTGATCAAGAAAGTCGAAAAACTTAATAGTGGAGAGTCCAACGGTGACGACCGTCTCTGGAAACCTGAAGTCGATAAGGCAGGTAACGGTTACGCCGTGATCCGATTCCTTCCCGCACCTGAAGGGTGCGAACTTCCCTGGGCCCAAGTTTGGAGTCATGCCTTCCAAGGTCCTGGTGGTTGGTACATCGAGAACTCTCTGACTACTCTGGGACAGAAAGACCCTGTGTCTGAACACAATCGTACCCTGTGGAACAGTGGTCGCGATTCTGATAAAGAGATTGCACGTAAACAGAAACGTAAACTGTCTCACTACGCAAACATCTATGTGGTGAAGGATCCCACCAACCCTCACAACGAAGGTAAGGTGTTCCTCTATAAGTTCGGTAAGAAGATCTTTGATAAGATCACCGAAGCAATGCAACCTCAGTTTGCTGATGAGGAAGCAATCAATCCCTTTGACTTCTGGAGTGGTGCAAACTTCAAACTGAAGATCCGCAAGGTCGAAGGTTACTGGAATTATGATAAGTCTGAGTTTGATAGTCCTAGTGTTCTTCTGGATGATGATGACAAACTGGAGTCCATCTACAAGAACCTGAATGATCTGAATGAGTTCACCGATCTCAAGAACTTCAAGTCCTATGAAGATCTGAAGAAGCGTCTTGACTATGTTCTTGGTCACAAAGGTACTCCTAAGTTCCAAGATCAGGAGACCGTTGAAGAAGATGCACAGTGGGAACGTGAACGTAAGGGTGACTTCTCTGAGTCCAAGTCCTACAATGCACCCGCTGCAAGTGGTGGTTTCAATGACTCGGATATCACGCCACAAGCGTCTACAGAGACAACTGAAGAAGAAGACGATGCACTGAGTTACTTCCAGAAACTCGCAGAGTCCTGATACTAGAAAGGAGGGTTAATACCCTCCTTTTTTTATATTCCAGATAGTTTAGGATTATATGTTTGAGTAAGATTGGAATTAACTGAAGTTTTTAAAGTAGTATCATAAAGCATAGACCGTTTTAGGTCATCTTTAATCACAGCAATATACTCTGGTTTTGGTAATCTGATAATTCTCTTAGCCTCATTACGAGAAACTTCATACTCATAATTGGTAATTGGTTTTGCAATCTTATTGCCTTTCAGTTCTTGGATAACTCCCTGACTATCCATATATTCAAATGCCTTGGTTAGTTGAAGTTCCCACTGCGTTCCACTCCATCTATACACTTTATTATTTGCAGAATATATATCACCAACTTCTGTTACAATCGTTTCTTCTGGTTCAATATCAAATGTAACTACAGGAGGATCATAATAATTTTCACCAGGATCTGTAATTGTTACGGATACTAACTCACGACCAATTACTGAAGTAATCCCAGCCGCAGATCTGAATGTTGGAGGTAATCCGAGTGTTACTTGAGGAGTAACTGTATATCCAAATCCTGCCTGAGTAATATCAAAAGAGGTTACATGGAATCCATTATCACCCTGTGTGAGTATTGCAGTAGCTGCTGCAGAAACCGCAGTGAAAGGTGTTCCAATAGCTACTGAAGGATTTTCAGTATAACCAAATCCAGTTTGAGTAATACTAAATCCATTAACTCTACCCAAAGAATCTACAGTACAGATTGCTTTTCCTTTTGATCTATTCTCAAACTGAGCAACCTTATCATCACCCTCACCAACAACCCATAGTGTTTCTTTGTTGTCTTCTCTCACAAATGCATCCGTAGGTTGATCTGCTCTGTTAGCAACGAAGAAAGTTTCAGAGTTTGTAATGTTACTTAGATCGTATGCAACATCTAAATCAAATCCATGAATGGATCCAGAGTCTTGACCTACAACATAAAGTTTTTTACCATCATCTCCGAAAGTAAATCCAACCAGATCAAAGTCCTGTACAAGACTGCCTATATTTGTGGTAGAACCCAATGTTGGACTGGAAAGATTATATGCAGCTGTTAGATTATATGTTTTGATACTATCTGGATTATTACCATCCAGAATAAACATTTTTAGTCCATCTCCACTAAATCTAACTCCACCAGGGGCATCTAATGTGAATGATGTTGAATAAATTGCAGTTGATAGATCCCAGGGAACAACTAACTGATAATATGCAACCTTCTGAGTTCCACTAAGACCACCAGTTACAAACAAAGCAGCTCCATTATTTGTAACGTCAACACCAGTACAATAAGAGAATTGACTACTAGCATCTAAAGTTGGTCCTGCTGCAATAGTCTCAATATCCCATGGGGTGGAGAGATAAAACTCCTTGATTTGGTTTGGACCAGTCATACTGGCCGTGTAAATCTTGTAACCATCGGGTTTGATTGCCATACCCTCAACGTCACTTCCAACCCCGATTGGAGATTTCTTTCTATATCTTGCACCAACAACATAGTTTGGTGGTAAACTAATCGTTACTGCAGGTGCAGTCAAACCGTATCCAATACCTGGATCAACTACGGAAACTAAATTAAGTCTACCCGTGGCATTTAGAGTCGCGATTCCAGTTGCATTTCTAGATGGATATGGTTGAGAAATTGTTACCACGGGAGGAACTCTATATCCTGCACCAGTATTAAATCCAACTGTTGTACTAAAGCCACTAAGATGGAAATTTTCTATTTCTGCGGTTGCAGTTGCTGCTATAGTCTCTGGTGGTGCTGAAAAACCAATCTTAGGATTTCTGGGATAACCTCTACCCCCACTAGAAATTGATGCAGCATTTACAACAAAATCTTCGACAGATGTCAAGATAGTTGCACCTATACCAGGTAAAGTGATTACTGGAAAGGTTACTCCTGGTGGATTTGTAGTAATTCCTTCATACTGAGGTGCATCATAATAAGACTTATCTACTTCTAAACCACCAGGAACTAATAATCTACCAAAAGCATCGGCAGTTTGTACAGTTTCGTAGTGATGAATCTCTGTAAGTTTATCTTCATCACCATATTTTTCTATCAAATAATTGTGAAGTTCTGAATTATTCAGAGGCCAATCACTATAATAATCTTGAATATTGTTTACGAGTCTTACAACCCAGTCCAATCCAGAATCACCATACACTTTTTGAGCAATTTGTTCTGGTCTTTCATTTTCTTCTACTTGATAAAAATCAAAAGTGGTGAAGATTGATTCTAAATCATTTCTGAGTTTACTTCTTCTGAATAAATTTTTCGCTACGGTAACTTCATCATTGGTTTTAGATCCCTTGAATCTGTTAACATATTCTATATTTGGTAGATTTTTGAAATATGCCATGAGTTTTAGTAACCGATGTCGTCTAGGTCTTTGTAGTCATTAAAGTCACCACTATATATCGGAGTTAGTTCACCAAACTCCATGACAATTGTCACAGAAACTGGTTGACCATCATCATATGCTGACCACATTCTATCTGGAGAATAGTCTGTTGTAAATTTTCTCAATGCACAAGTTTTAAATTTAGGCATTCCTTTATTTTCTTCTTTTCTAGTTGTTCTGAACGATACTCCAAAAACATTTGGTGTCTTTAAAAAGAAATTTTGCCCATCGTTGATTTGATTTCTAGGAGACATTCCTTGTTTAAAGAATCGAATAATTCTTCTAATTTCTGCAGCCTCAGCTTGACTTCTTGCAGTCATTCTGTATGCAAGTCCAAAGTTTCTAAGTAGTGGTGATCTGAATAATAGTTCCATGTTAGGGTTTGGAACAATACCAGCACCCCTAGCGAGAATAGTTTCTGCTGAAACGTTTATTCCTGCTGCTTTTAATATATTACTTGATACCACAGTACTTAAAAGTTGTTTACCAGATTCGCTGCTTGTTACTCCTTGAGCAGCGTCAAAAATAGCTTTTGCTGCAATACCTGTTCTTGCACCGCCACCTATTCCCCCTAATCCAAAGGTAGTACCCTGACCACCGCCAGTGGCGATATTGACGCCGGCCTGACCCAGCGCCGTGAGGGCGCCCGCGGCCAGATAACCTGTTGTATTACTAAGAACTGATTGTGTTACTCCAGCAGCAAGAGTGTTCATGGTATCTTCACCATATTTAACTCCTCTCTCTTCTTGGAAACTTTGAGGCATTGGTAATATTACCATACCTTTAGGGTCCTTATATCTACCTTCAGCAGCTCCTTGAAGAAGTCCGTCTTTAAAAATGTTTTGAGCGCTTTTACCTTCAATAAATTCTAGTTCATTTGGAGCTTGATAATTAAATTGTGTAATTACACATGTATCCATTTTATGTTCTAAATTGCCTTTTAGGGCAATGGGATACACTAATACAGTCTTCTCATCAAATGAAGACCCTGGAGCGTATTTGTCATTTTGACCTAATTTGTCTAATGCATTTGGAGTATTAACGATTGTTTCTATAGTGCTTCCTAAGTTGAAGCCGGGTAAGAGATTATCAAGTAAATCAGCAAAATTTCCTATAGAACTACCAGTTGTCTGTGCTGGAGTTTGTGGATTACTACTATTACTGCTTGGGCTGGTTAGTGGATTTTTATTATTTGAATTAAATGCCTTAGCCCATGGGGGAGCTATATATCCAGCTGGATATACCATTCCCTGTAACAATGCTAGACTCAAAAGTTTCTGTTCTACAGATTTTAATTGATCATCTTCTAAACCATAAGAACTAAGCACACTTTGACTAACAAAGTTATTTTTTTGAAAAATATCTGGCGAATTAATGGTTTTCGCATTACCATCTTTATCCGTATATTCGATAATAGTCGCTTTCCACTCGAAACTTTTATCGTCTAAGGTAATATTATACTTAATTGTTTCACCCTTACTATTCGTAATTTCTTCTGGAGTGGGCGTTAGATTTTGTATTGCCACGTATATCGATTAATAAGGTCCTTGTTTATTATTTAGACTACTTTGGAGAACGTATAAATTTTGCATAAGATATAGAAGTCAATACGGGCAATTCAGTTGAAGTGACTTCATATAAATTACTCTGCATTTCTGCCCAGGTGTAGTTTCTAGGATCTTTGAAGTGTATATTGTATCCTCGGAATCCCCATCGAAATACTTCTAGACATTCGATCAATGGGTGTTGATCGTACTTAAGATCTCTTGTCTTTGCCTTATATAAAAACGTATAATATTTTCCCTGATCGGGCACAGGTGTTACTGTATATTGCAACGCATCCATGATCAACATCATGCGATCTTCTACGTCTTGTTCTGCATTGATTTTATCTTTAATCGGACTAATCCTATCATCACTCAGAATAGGATCATCACCTTTTCCAATTAGATCTGCAAGGTCTTGTTCTGTTTTTCTTTGTTTTAGAGTCTTTCTTGGCATTACTTGATACCTAGATCTTTTTCTGTCATGATCTTGAATTCATAGTTTCTATCATCACAGAATTCCTGAGCTGCTTTCCACTTTGCTTGATTAACTGCCCAGGTCTTGACTTTATATGCCCACTGTTTCGTCCTTCTTTTAGGATTTTGTTCGGGCATTTCTACTTCTCTTTGTGGTTTTATTTCAATCACCATTGATCTTTTTTTACCAAACTTATCAGTATATCGAACAAGGAAGTCTGGATAGTATCGGTGGACTTTATTATCAATAGGAGAGATGTATGGAATACAGAACTCTTCGGACTGCCACTGGTTTACATTTTCATTGAGATCACAATATCTCATAAACTTTCGTTCCCAGAGTGAACGATAAACTATATTTGCTGGGTCACCTTTATACTTTCGGGGATTCTCTGGTCGATATTTTCCCTTATAACTCATATACATAGTATAGATCCTTAAAAAATATTTATAGTGGCGGAAAATCTGTACAGATATAGAGTTGACCCCCTTAACATTAAGATGACGGACGGCAAATCGTCTGCAGCTCAGGGTAACATCGGCGGTGTTATGGATTACCTGGGCGAGATTGCCATGTCCAGTCAATTCAAACTAAATTTATTTTTGAGTGGTACTGGAACGAGTGAAAATGATGATTTGAACTCTTGGTTAAGACAGTGTGGAATATTTGGAGATAATGCTAACGATCAACAACTGAAGTATGATCTACTGTGTCATCAAGCTCAGTTGCCAGGAACTCAGTTTGATCTAGCAACAGAAAAAGGTGGATTTCAGGGAGTTACTGAGACATTCGCAAGAGCCAGACAGTTCACCCAATTTGCAGTTTCATTTTATGTTGATAGTCAGTATAATGTTATTAGATTATTTGAAGAGTGGATGAATTTTATCAATCCACTTCACGTAACTGGTGGACCAGGTGTGAAGCCTGATTCGGGAAAAATTATTGAGGGTAGTCCTGCAGGAAGTTTGTTTAGACAAGAAGCTCAAGAAGGGACAGCCTTTTTTAGGATGAGATATCCAGAAGCTTATAAGAAAAATATCACTATTACTAAGTTTGAAAGAAATGCTGGATTTCATTTGGGTAAGAATAGTATATACCCATATGAACAACAAAGTAGACAACTGACTTATCAATTTATTAATGCATTCCCCATTCAAATTGCTGCAGTTAATTTAAACTATGGTGGAAGTGAAATTGCAAAAGTCGATGTTGTCTTTAATTATGATCGATATACTACTATGAAACATGATCCTGGTAGACAAGTTTCAGTACCACAGAATTTGACTATAGAAAGTTTAACACAACTACAGGGACTACCAGGATTCGCTATTGGAGATTTCTTAGACCAAGATGGTAACCCTCTGGGCGGATCCCAAAATATTGGATAAATAAAATTACTGAGTTGAAATTCTATGCCATTACCTAAGATTGCTGCGCCAACTTATGAGTTGACCCTACCCTCTACAGGAAAAAAAGTTAAGTATAGACCTTTTCTGGTCAAAGAAGAAAAAGTCTTGATTCTCGCTCTAGAAAGTCAAGACGTGAAACAAATTACCATGGCAATCAAACAAGTATTGTCTGAGTGTATTCAAACTAGAGGTATCAAAGTAGAAGAACTTCCTTCATTTGATATTGAATATCTATTCTTGAATGTTCGTGGTAAATCAGTCGGAGAAGCAATCGAATTGATTGTTACCTGTCAAGATGATGGTGAGACCGAAGTACCTGTCAAAATTTATGTTGACCAAGTAGATATTCAGTTTGAAGAAGATCATTCACCAGAAATTAAGTTGGATGATTCTGTTGTATTGAAAATGAAATATCCATCATTGGACCAATTCATTAAAAACAATTTTGACTTTAATGAACAAGAATCGGTCAGTACTATTGAAAAATCATTTGAAATTATTGCTGAGTGCATCGATACTATCTTCACTGAAGAAGATGCTTGGTCCGCTAAAGACTGCACCAAGAAAGAACTATTAGAGTTTATTGAAGGAATGAATTCTTCACAGTTTAAGATGGTTGAAAAGTTTTTTGAAACCATGCCAAAATTGAGTCACACATTTACAGTGAAGAATCCTAAGACCAAGAAAGAAAATACTGTAACGCTGGAGGGGTTGACGAGTTTTTTCGGTTGATAATGTCTCATATCAATCTTGAGGCATACTTTAAGATTAACTTCGCTTTGATGCAGTTCCATAAATACAGCTTGACTGAGATCGAAAATATGATGCCTTGGGAAAGAGACATTTATCTTGCCCTATTGAGAGCTCACATTGAAGAAGAAAACCTAAAGGCACAACAAGCTAATGGCGGTTAGTAACTTACCAAATCTAAGTGTAGCAGCTCCTAGTTCTACTGGGAAAATATCTCCACAGAGTATATCTGGAGGTCAGACCTTAGGTTCTGGTGTAGTTGAAAGTGCCGCTAACAATATTACAGGATTTAAGAGAGCAGGAACATCTGCCGTATCACCAAAAGTTCCCAATATTGCAGCTCTTCTTCAAAGTATTTCTTCTAGTATTATCAGTAACGTAGAGAATATAACGAGTGGTGTTAAGAATGTAATTCAAGGCGGAATTACTAACGTAACAAATGTATTTGGTAGAAAAGAATCTGAGGAAGATCCGAATAAAATAATGTCGGAGTTCTTAGGACTCTACCAAAAGGCATTAGATTATATTAAATTCTTTGCAGATCCTAAACAGATACAAGGATTTGATAAAGCGATTAAATTATACCAAGATAGTTTAAAATCTACAGGAGATACTGTAGTTACTATCAGGAAGTTCATCAAAAAGATGATCAAAGACTTCCTAAAATTAAAGAATGAACTTGCCAATATGGGAGGTGGTGGTGGTTTTAGATTACCACGATTGCCCTTACCAGGAAGACAACCACGTCAACCCAGAGGACCCGCACGCCGACCTAGAACTAGGATGCCTAGAGGTAGAGGTGGTAAATTAGGCCTGGGATTATTGGGTCTAGGATTACTTGGTAGTGGCGCAATGGCTGCTAATAAGTTTATTGGTGGAAATGAGGAAAAACAACAAACGTCAGAAGGAATAAGTGGAGAACTCATTACAAAATTTGATGGTGTATTAGAAAAATTTGATCAAGCTATTGCTACTTTGGAGAATTTAACCGCATCAGCTGCAGGTGGTGGTGATGGTAAACCCAAAAAAGTTAAAGATGGTGGTCCTAGAGGTGATGATCTTCTTCCTATGACTTCCGACTTTGATGCATCAAAAATAAAAGATGCATTTAACACAGGATTGGTAACAGGTCCTAAAGGTCGGATAGGTCGTGGTACTGAATATCATATTGACTCTCAGTTTAGTAGTGATCTTCCTATGGAGGATATAGTTAAAATGGTGGATCAAATGGCACTAGCATATGATGCAATGGGTCGTGAAATGGAATTCTCTAACGCCGCGGTGGCAGATAAGATTTATAATCCTAACGCTAGTTTAGAAGAAAAAAGTGCGCTTTTAATGGACGTATTTAAAGCACATAATCTTCCCAGAGGACGAAAACTTGATGGAAAACATGGATTCTATCAAATGGATTATTTTGTTCCTTTCAAAGGCAAAGGAAGAGGACATGAGAGTGCGGAAAGTGCTCCATTACTTTTGCCATTTCTACAAGACGGTAGTGTACGATATGAGAAGTCTGGTAGTTATGGTGCATCTGCTGATTTGATTGATTCCGAAGGAAAAGTTCGAGCGAGGGTTGGACATGGTGATGTTCGAGGTGCTAAATCTGGAACTATTGACCTTTCTACAGTAAGACCATTCAGTCAACAAGTTCAACCAGTTGAAGAAGTAAAACCAGATCCCAAAGCACAAGAAGTAAGTCGTGCTGATCCACAATCAACAAGTTTTATCCAACAAGTACCTGGATCAAATAGTGTTGCGGTCATACCCGCTTCTGATAGTTCTCAACCACAAACGCAGACACAACCACCACCTGCACTTGTAGCATCATCAGTAGAAAATATTAATTTTAATTTGACAGTTGAAAATCCTGATAATTTCTTTCCACTTTCGGCTAAACAAATGCTTAATATCGTAGGATAATGTCAGTAAATAATCTAACTCCAAAGGTAAGAACTAAAGCTAAAAAGGTATTGAATCTTGCGGTCAAATCCAAGAGATCGATGAAACTTAATGAGTTGAACTTTGTTCGCACTTCAAGGTTTATTGAAAAAGAATCTAAGAGAATAAGCCAACCCAAAATTGATAAAAAAAAATTAAAGAAACTTTTAAACACCGACTTTGCTTCTATAGCGAGTGCAAGCCTCCCTGGTAAAGGTGGTGGAGGTCTTTTAGGATTATTAGGGGATGTTCTTGGTGGTTTTGGAGGTGGTGGGGGTAGAAGAGGTGGCCGTCGTGGTGGACCACCATCCAGAAGAGCACAACAAAGATATAGAAGAAGATTTGGAAATAGAGCTGGAAATAGAAGATTTGGTAGAATGCCTCAATTTGGTAGAGGTGGAGGTGTTCGTGTTCCCAGAGCGGGTGGATTGCTTGGTGTTGCAATGGCAGGACTTGAGTATGGAGGAAGAGTATCTGAAGGACAAACACAGACACAGGCAATAACAGGAACTGCTGCATCCACTGCTGGTGGTATTGCTGGTGCATATGCAGGCGCAAAAGGTGGTGCTCTATTAGGTGCTGGAATTGGTGCCTTGTTTGGTGGTGTGGGTGCTGTTCCTGGTGCTGCTATTGGTGGATTTCTTGGTGGAATTGCTGGTGGATTCGGTGGATCCATGATAGGTGGTGATATTTCGGATAGACTTACTGGTGTTGTTGGTAAGGATAAGGATAGCGAAGAAGCGGAAAAAGAACTAGAGAAGAAATCTAAGATCAATCCACTTGGAATGACTTTAGATAAGTTTGATCAAGTAGTTGACAGATTTGCTAAAGCTATAGTAAATCTAGATCTTGGTGGAAGAATTGAAGAGAGTGAAGATGAACCACCTAAAAGAGAAGACTTCCCAAATACAAGATCTGGAGCAAAGGCATATAATGAAGCGAGGCAGAGATATAGAGAAAGACAGGAAGAACGAAAAGCAAAAATACAAGAAGCACTAGACTTTGAACAGAATCAGTTTAAAAAGGGACAACAAGAGCGTGCAAGAGTAAAAACCAGAGAACAGGCAGACAAAGCGGGATTTGGAATACTTGAGGGAATCCTAGGTGAAGGGATATATGATTCCTTGATGAAGCAAGTATTTTTTGATATTCAACCTGAATCAAAAGAACCAGATGCTACTACAAAATTTCTTACCAATTTAGGTATTTCCCCAGAAGCACAGGGTATATCGGCAATGTTAATCGAAACCGTACTGAGTGCGGCTTTGATGGCTAGGGGCAGAGGAGTTATGAAACCTCCTGCAGTTAAAACACGCCCTTTAACAAAACCAACAGCACTACAAGGTCCAGAACTTCCTCCAGTACAAAGACAACCCGTCTCAAAACCTAGAGTAGTACGAAGTGCGGATACACTTCCAAGGCCAGAGGTTAAACCAACAGAACCTATGGTGCGACAACCAGCTCAGTCAGTGCAAGATGTATTGAATAAAAATAGAAGAGGTCGTTTAAAGAGAACCGTCAATCAAGTTGAAAAAAGTCAAAGGAGATCTGAAGCAGAACTAGATGCTGCAAGAGATATGGCAGAGGGAGGTTTTAGAAGAAGTCAATCCACAGTAAAACCTCAACAAAATCTGATTGAAGGTCAAACTACACTTCCTGATGGTTCTACTGTCTATTACCGTAGACCCATGGGTCGATCAGCCGCATCTAGACGAAATCAATTAAAATCATCAAAAACATCGTCAGAGACGCAGACAGATAGTGCAACTAAAATTATGGAGAGAGAACAACTTCAGGTTGACGCTGATAAACTTAGTGATAAGGTAAGATTAAACCAGACTATTCAGGATGCTATAGATCAGGCTGCTCGGGATGCCGAACGAGTAATAAAAATAAAAAAGAAAAAGAAATTCTCTCCCAGTAGTACCAATCCCTTGGAAGGTAAGGAACTTTCTAGTATAAATCAATATACAACTTACAATGCACCAAATAATACCACTATTATTATGCAGCAGGGTGGAAATCAAATGCCGCCGCAGAGTCCACCACCACAGATGATGGCATCTGCTCCACCTCCAACGATGCCACCAGGTCCGTCAGCGATTGATGTTGTATCACATTTGAATACGGTTATCTTCTTAAACAACTTACAAACTACTTAAGATGTCAGTAGCACTAACAGGATTAGATGTAATAGGCGCAGAAATTATCTCTGCGAATGGAAAACGTGTAGATTTTACTAATGGTATCAGGGATATTAATTACTTTGAAGACATTTTATCTCCATGTTGCACGATGTCCATCACTGTCGATCTTGGAAGTAGAATAGTTAATTCTTTACCAATTCGTGGTGGAGAAAAAGTAGTTATAAAATTAAGAACAGCTACTGGTGATTTTGATAGAGATGGGAATAAGGCTTTTTACGTTAAAAAAGTACAAAATTATGCTTCTGATGGACAGAAAGAAACATTTACGTTGCAACTTGTAAGTAGAGAAGGTCTCACCAATGAGACGGCTAGATGTGAAAGAAAATATCAAAAACTTACTATTGATCAACACGTAAAAGCTATCCTAGATGATGTCCTCAAAACAAGTAACTATGAATCTAAAAATATAGAAAAAACAGCAAACACATATAGTTTTATTGGAAATCAGAAGAAACCTTTTTATATTTTGAATTGGTTGTTACCTAAAGGTATTCCAGTTTCTGGACAATCTGGAACAAATGGATCGCGAGCTGTAGGTGTTTCGGGATTTTTCTTTTATGAAAATTCTGAGGGTTTTAATTTTAAGAGTATTGAAAAACTTGTTGGAGGTGTAGATAAAACAAATCAACCAGTTGCTGAATACACATATTCCAATGTAATTGAACACAATAAACTATCAGTTGAATTTAAAATTCTAGATTATAAAGTGTCTAGAAACATTGATCTCATAAGTTCATTGAGAACAGGAATGTATTCAAATATTACATTTTTCTTCGATCTTTACGAAAACCGAACAGATTTCTATCAATATGACCTAAAAGACGAAATCCTTGATAAACTAGGGGAGCAGGATGACATAGATGTTCCTGGAGGATTTGAAAGTGCTCCATCAAGAATTCTAGTCAGAACAGCAGACAGAGGTATCCTAGATCCCAATGATATTGCTGCCGACTCTGGTAGAGATACTGCTGATATGGCAAAATCTTTCGCTAGATATAACTTGCTCTTCACTCAGTCACTAAATATGGTAGTACCATGTAACATAGGATTGAAGGTGGGTGATGTAATTTCCGCTACTTTTCCAAAAGTTAGTTCTTCTGAAAAAGCGGAAAAAGACAATCAACAAAGTGGCAACTACTTAATAAAAAGTCTAAGACATCACTTTGAAGCAAACTCGAATGTAACTTACTTAAGTTTAATTCGTGACTCATACGGTCTCACAGATAATTAACAAAAAAACCCATGGAAAACATCGAAGCGCATATCGAAAAGGATAAGCAAATCCTTCAAGATCCAACAACCTCGCCTCAACAACGTCGTCACATCGAAGGTGAACTTCACGAACTAGAAGTTTACGCAGAGAATCACAAAAAAGAAATTGCTGCAGGAGATCATCACGATCCATCTCCACTAGAACTATTCTGCGAAATGGAACCAGAAGCAGATGAATGTAGAATTTACGAAGACTAATTAAATGATTGACGAGTCCATACTAAAATCTAATTTTATAGGCAAAGACGGATTCATCTGGTGGATTGGTCAAGTCGCTCCTGCAGAAACATGGAGAACTGAAAAGTCCCGAGTCGATACTGAAGTTGGTGAAGGCTGGGCTTATAGATGTAAAGTTAGAATCATTGGGTATCATAGTTTTGATGATCAAAAATTACCCAATGAAGACTTACCATGGGCACATATCCTAACTAGTGCTGATTCAGGAGCTCCTGGCCAGGGTAGTTTTGGTAAGACACATGGACTCGTCGGTGGAGAATCTGTTTTAGGATTCTTCTTGGATGGAGAAGAGGGTCAACAACCAGTTGTTGTCTCTTGTTTCTATAGAACGAAAGCGGTACAGAACTTAAAACAAAAATCACCCTTCAAACCTTTCACGGGTATGGAGGGTACTCTTTCACAAACTTCTACGAGAAAGAAACGCCCTAGTGCTACGACAAAAGAAATTCCTACAAAGACTGTAGAAACAGGTCCTGCATTTAACTTTGAAGGAGGCACTGCAATTGATCTACAGGGTAATGTAGATTCTCCTTTTAATGTTTCACTGGCATTTGATAGTTCTAAAATTGGTGGTGCATCATATCTTGTAGCAGATGATTTGCAGGATGAATTATTTGGCGAAAACAAGGCAGATCTTGGACTTAACAAAGCATTTTATGATGCAGGTCCAGTTACTAAACCTAATGGATGTTTAACTGACATTCTTGCACAAATACAAGCAGGACTCAATAGTTTTCTAGGATTTATTAATGGTCTAGAGAAGACTGCACTGGGTTATATTGATCCAGTAAGAAACTTAATTGTAGATGTTAGTTCGTCTGTAGCATCAGTTGCTAGATTAACAATGGGTCTCGTTAGATTCGTTGTTAATGGTATTAGAGAAAATATTGTTAAATTAGTTGGATGTTTATTTGAAGTATTTGCAATCACCATACCTCTACCTCAGTGGTTGCAAATATCTGAAGCGGCAAAACAGATTCTAGACCTAATCTTCTGTTTGTTTGAAAAACTCTTTGGTCCAATGGAAGAATTTCTCCAAGGACTCATCAATGAGATGATTGGAGATTCTTTCAACGCTGCTGCTTGTGCAGTCGAAGAGTTTCTTGCTGCAACTATCGGTAAACTTGAAGAGATGATGCAAGATGTTCTTGGGGACATTATGAGTGGTCTTGATTGGTTAGCTGGAGGAATCGGTGAAATTAGTGGATACATCCGTCAGGGTGTTGGTATGATTCAACAGTTGCTAAGTTTCCTGAATTGTGATGGTCTGTTATGCAACAAACCTGGAACATGGGATCCATTCGGTAAAATAGAATTCCCATCTACAGATGATTGGGCACAGTCTCTTGCAAATATCGATATTCTTGGGGGATATGGTAGTGAGATAAATGAAGTCGCTGGATTATTGTCCTTATATGGTGGAGATACACCATTTACTGACTGTAGAGATAAAAATATTAATCCAAAAAATCAAGGAGATGCGCCCAGAGTACCACCTGGTCACAAGTTTTATAAGTGTATTCCACCAGAAATTATCATTTATGGTGAAGGTTCAGGTGCTTCAGCAGTACCAGTCATTGATCCAAACACAGGAAAAGTTCTTACAGTCGTTGTAACTAGCCCTGGATCTGGATATACCAAAAAACCTAAAGTTAAGATTGTAGATAATACAAATTACGGAAAAGGTGCAACTGCAAAAGCAAGAATTACAAATGGAACTGTAAGTGACATTTATGTCACAAATCCTGGTTCTGGATATTGCCCAACAGATCTATCAATAACACTACCTCAACCACCCAAAGATCCAGATCTACCTCCAACATGTAAAAATAGTACAGATTGTCCACCAGGATTTGTCTGTGTTGATGGATATTGTGTTCCTGGATGTGAAGATACTAAAGATTGCCCTCCTGGATATACTTGTGTTGATGGTTCATGTATTCAAACATGTTCTACTGATAAGGATTGTCCAAAAGGATATGTTTGTATTGATGGTCAATGCGTAAGAGATCCAATATTTACTATTCAGCCTATCCCTGGGGATTCGGATCCAGGCATCAGTACTATTCCAGTTGGTATTGTTACTGACATTGTTATTGAAAATCCTGGTATTGGATACACTGGTGGTGATTATATTCAAATAGGAGACGATTGTTACTACGAACCAATTTTAACTGCAAATGGTTCAATCATTGGTATTAAAGATATATCACCATGTAATATTCAATTTACAACCACCCCCGAAGTTCAAATCATTACAGATACAGGAAGTGGTGCTAGTGCATTCCCTGTTACAGAATATCAACCTCAATATATCTTTGATAACCAAGATACTGTTGGTATCGGAAGTATCAAAACTATTATCGATTGTGTTGGTATAAGAGATCTAGTCTTTGTTGGTTGGGTCAATGGATTCCCATACTATGGACCATATCATGAACATGAAGGCAAGAGAATGGTAGGTCCAGTACATCCCAATAGACCACATGCAACAATCTATGACACCAGAGAACAGAGTCTGTTTGCTATGAATATAACACCAAAGCAATCTACAAGTGGTGATGCTACAACTCTGACGCCATTGTCAGGATATACAACTATACCAACTGCACAGAGTTCTGTGCCCACTACAAGTCCCGCTCCATCACCAACACCCGCACCCGCTCCTGCACCCGCTCCTGCACCTACTCCCACACCAGACCCAACTCCACCGCCATCCAGTCCTCCTCCATCTAGTCCGCCGCCATCTAGTCCTCCTCCATCTAGTCCTCCTCCATCACCCCCACCTTCAGGAGGCGGAGGCGGTGGATATGGCTACTAAATAATAAAAAGTTGACTGACGTTTAGTGGCCCAACAACCCAAAGAATTTTACTGTAAATATCAAGGATTTGAATTCAAATCTGGCGTAGACGATGGTGCTGGTCGTATTATCGATTGGCAAGTAGTTACTGATAATATTCAAGGTATCAAATTTTGTACTGATGGTACTCACTTTCAACTATGTTATGGAACTAGTTACGATCTCTCTGGTAAAGATGTAGGAAAAGACGAACCCGCAAAGATTATTCGTGCAATAAATGGAGATATTCATATTGATGCAATGGCTGGAGATATTATTCTGAAAGGAATGAATATCAGACTTCAAGCTCAAGATCCATCAGGAGAAATAACTCTAACTGCTGGTAAACAGATTGCTACAAAAGCTGCAATTACATCTGTTTCTGGAACCAAGGTAAATATAAATGGAACTCAAGACGTTGGTATTAGTGGATCTACAGTTAATGGTCACGCAAAACTTCAGAATACCCAGTCTCAAGCAACTGACGAAAAGCAAGCATCTTTCTTAGGTCAGATCATGCAAGCAATTAAAAAATTCAAACAACTCTTGGAGTGTGCGTCTTAAATTATGGCTACCCCTATTCAACACGTTGGTGATAAGTTTATCGTAGGTGCTATTGACACCTCTTTTTTAGATGCATCATCTAGACTCTTACCAGGAACTAGTGTTCTGAATGGACCAGTTTATATTGGTATGCCATTTTCTGTTGGTGTTGCTCGTGCAAACTGTATGATTGGACCACCATTGTTATCATTAGGTAGTCCTGCATCTTTAGAAGTCCTTGGTATTGCCAATATCTTTGGTCTCTTGAATGTATATGCAATTAGTACTTTTACTGGATTATGTACAAAATTTGGAACTACAATTAAGAACGCACTGAGTCTTAAGAATGGTATTGATATTGGTAATGCTTTAAGGATCGGTAATACAATTAAGGTACAGAATGGTACAGATAATGTTAACGGTATCCTGAACGTTGCTGGTGTTATTAACTGTGCATGGTTAGATGGTAAAATTGCTGCTGCAATGGCATCTCCACCAAAAGGGTTTGATATGCATCATCCAACCAAGAAAGGTTGGAGACTAACACATATTTGTATAGAAGGACCAGAGGCTGCGGTATATTATCGTGGTAAACTTAATGGTGGTAACTATATCGAACTACCTGAATATTGGAAAGGTTTGGTTGATTCTGAAAGTGTTACAGTTCAACTAACTCCAATCGGAGTATATCAAGAACTATATTATGAGATTACTGACTGGGGGACTAGAATCAAGGTTCTAAATAATCAAGGTGGAGCAGTAAACTGTAGTTATGTGGTCTTTGGTGAAAGAAAAGATGTTGATAAGATCGTGGTTGAGTATGAGGGAAAGATTGAAGACTATCCTGGGCGGGATCAACGTTCTATCGTTGGTTATCATTACGATTATAGACAAGGAGTGAACGGATAATGGCTGCAGATCCTAAAGATATTGAAAAAAGACTTCGTGATCAATCTACTCAGATTAAAGGTCAGGTAGATCAACTAAAAGAACTGCTTGCAATTAAGGATGCAATCCTTGATGAGTATGATGAACTTATCGAAAAACTTGATAAGAAAAATTATCCCTTAATCCAAGATATTAATACAAAAATCAAAGCAACTGCAGATGCATATAAAGCAAGAATTAGTGCAGGTTGTCTAAGTGACCTCGCCTGGGTAAAACAAGAGACTAAAACTGTAGATCATGACGCTTTCGATGATGACATTGAAATTGAAACTTGGAAGGTAGAAAAGGATCCCGAACAGAGAGTTCAACTCAATAGATATGGACTTAAGTATTACAGATACCCCAAAGATAGAGACTATGGTTCTAATGTTACTGCAGAAATAGAAACTGCAAACATCGATCAATTTACTACAGTTCTTGTAATATTTGATTCGGATACTCAGTATGAACAAGATGGAACTTCAACTCTACTCAAGGGTGTTAAAAATGGGGACTTTGTAACTGATAACTTAGATGAACCCCAAATCTTTATAACAGGAAACTTACCTACTGTTGTTGGTCTGGGAACCACTTCATATCCTGGAATTAGATCAGATTTTACTGGATTCTGCACTGCAGTTGATAATAAAATCTATTCTGATGCGGTTCAGGGAACTGTTCTTGATTATGCTCAAGTAGGAGATTTCATCTATGACTTTTCTGGTAATGGATTGTTGCCTGCTAACGGAGTTGAGATCACTGCTATTGATAATGTTAAAGTCCCACTCGCTATTGATGGCGGTAATACTGGTAATGGAGGCGAGGTAACATCAAAAGTTGCAACGATCGATGGAACTGTTAATGGTAGTGCTAGTAATGTAACTTTTACTGTAGGTATCGTTTCTACATATCAAGCCGCATTCCTTAGTACGAGTCCACAAATAGCAGGTGTTCAAAGTTCTTTCACTTTTGTTAGAAACGAAGGGGCAGATATTGACTTTGACGCTGCTGCAAACCCGATTGATCCAGTGAAAATTGGTACTATCCAAGGTAAGAAGGATTATGGTAAAGGACATAAACTAGAAAGACAAAATAATGGTGATCCTGAAAAAACTAAGACGTGGAGAGAAGTTCAACAGGAACCAGAACCTGATGTAGGATCTAGTTTTGAAGAGTATTGGGAAGGTGCCCCATCATGGCCCCAGTGGGCTGAAAGTGACGGAGAAGAACTATCTAGTCCTGTATATGTTAATGAAGGATTCACTGTAACTATTAGTGTTGGTGGAACCATGTTATCAGGACAAAGATCAATGACATCAACACCTCCGCCATCACCAAATCCAAGTAGTAGTGAGTGTAATAACTTGCTCTCAGCAATTACTGCTGCAGAGAGTGATATGAATTCAACAATCAGTACAAATACCCCGAAGATCGACTATCTGTTGAAAGGATCTAAGACTTTAAGGAATCTCAGAGCCGAGGATCAAACTGAGGCATGGTCCTACCTACAGGGAATCGGTTATCAAAACCAAAAATCTAAAGACAATAACTCGAATGCCGACGAAATAGGGGACTTCAACTGGTCAGAGCTTGACGACTGACCTGGATGGGGTTATAGTACGTGGGTAACGCAATCAAACCTATGTACGTCGAACGCGACACCCTCTCACAATTCCAAGGTCTTCTGGAAGACACCGCAGAGTATTTCTGCGATGAAAACGTAATGAGTGGTGAACTATTCTGGACAATGGTCGAATGTTTCGCCTCTGCAAAACTTGCAGAACTTGAAGGCGAGGTTCAACCTGACATCGCATGAAGTACATCGTTCAGTACGACAAACCCAAAAAGAAAGGTACAGCAACTCAACGTGCAACCTTTTTTGATATTCGTGATGCGATGATGTGGGAAAGACACATCAGAAACGAAACCAACTGTAAAAACGTAGAACTGGTCCCCATTTTCACAGATGTTTGAAAGAGTTCCCTGGTACATCCACAAAGACAAAAACACCAAGATCAATCTATCAAACAACATTTGTTACGATCAGATTCACTCCCTTAAGGTAAGTGAGTTGATCCGAGAGAATGGTAATGGTCTCAGTCAATACGCCAACGAAGCAAAGATCTATGAAGATCTGAGTCAATTCTATGGTGTTCCTAAAACAAACATTGCCATTGGTATGGGTCTGGGGGAACTTATTCCTCGGATCTTTAACATTTTTAGGGACAAAACTTTCTCTATTGTCACACCCACATGGATGATGGCAACAGGATTTTGTGAAGTCAACTGCATCAAATACCATGAAGGTCTTGATCTTCGTGCAGATGTCCTTTATATTGCAAATCCTAACGGGCAAGATGGAAAAGTAATAGAACGAGATATACTAGAGTCACTATGTGATGCTTTTGAGTATGTCATCATCGATGAAGCCTACGCAGACTTTTGCGTTCCCGCCTGTTCAGCTCTCGACCTGGCTGCTACCAGAAACAACGTTCTCGTATGCAAAACTTTTAGCAAGTCTCTTGCTTTACCTGGTCTTCGTTTCGGTTATTGTTTTGGTAATCATCATGTTATTTGGCGACTTCAACAACTACGTCCTTCGGGGGTAGTAAATACTATTGTGGAAAAGATTGGTCCTGAACTTCTCTCCCTCATTGATGAACATGTAGTGCGTATGGTTGATACCAGGGACTACATTGAATCTAAATACGAGTGTTCTCCTTCAAATGCAAACTTTGTATTGTTGAAGAACAAAGAATCTTTCTTGGATAGATTTCAATATCGAACAATCAATGGACTCCATCGTATGTCTTTGATGGATCTAGACACATTCAAATCTTATGAATCGTTATCAGACATTCAACAAAGTCGAGAACGCCAACCTAGTTAACTCAACATTACGAAGCATCGAGTTGTGTATCACAACTGCATGTAATCGTTCCTGTTCGTTTTGCCCTCACGATTGGGGATTCAAAACTGAAGACACTAGAGAAAAGTTTGTAAGTCTAGAGACTGTAGATAAATTCATAGAATTTCTATCAGAATACAATAATCAGATTACTCTCTGTGGTATGGGTGAACCCACAATGCACCCACATATCAAAGAGATTCTGGATAAATTCCAAAAACTTAATAACAAAATAATTCTAGTCACTAATGGATACAAACTTCATAATGTGGTAAATCATCTAGGACATATTCGCCCTAGAGTAAGTCTATATGAACCTATGGATCTTCCAAATATTGATATGGATGTTATCAATTACCATGAAGAAGGTGAGAATGTAAACTTCAACCAAAGAAGTTACTCTAAAGGTATCAAGAAACCATGTTATCTACCATCATATAAAATGGTTGTCGATACTAGTGGTGGTATTTTACCTTGTGACAATAACTGGCAAGAGGTTGAGTACCTTGGTAATATTTTCGATTATAACCTAGAAACTGTATGGTTGGATAAGTTCAACACATTCAGAACCAACTGCTCTAAAGACCGATCTCTTAACAACTATTGCCGCAACTGCAATGCAGGTGGTATATTATATGGGTCGGAAGAGATGCAACTCCTTACTAATCAATGAGACCAGAAACACGAAAGTCAATGGAAATGCTTTGGTCTGCAAAGTGGAATCTTCCCACAGCAGCAAAACATGCAAATCTGACCAACAAAGAGATGAAAATTACTTTCAATGAGTATTGTTCATTTCATCCTCCGACCTGGAATATTAAATTAGATGACGAGGGACTGTCGCCTATTGGTTAAGGCCTGCTCCTTATAAGGGCATGAATCGGGTTCAATTCCCGACAGACCCACCTTGCGAGTATGGCGGAATCGGTAGACGCACCAGACTTAAAATCTGTTGACCACTAAGGTCGTGGGAGTTCAAGTCTCCCTACTCGCATCCTAATAAATAAAAGAAAATTTTGATCATGTTTGAAGAATTTTGCAATTATTTTGAAGGATACTTCAATAATCAAGCACAAGCTTTTAACTATCCTAGAGAGTTTGCGATGATTGAACTTAATCATCGTCGCATTGAAGGAACTAACAAATTCACTGTCACTCAAGGATATGTGATGGATGGTGAACCTTATCGATCTGTAGTGATTGAAGTTGTCGATGATTCAGATAACGACCAAGTAATTCTAAAAACTTATAAGGATGATGAACACATCCCTGGATGTGATTGTGTATTTCAAAAAGTCGATAATGAATTTCATGGTGACATCACGGGCAAAGAATGTTTTGTTCAACGTGGAATCAAGAACACATACATGCAATCTTCTGCCAAATTAGGTGATGGATATTATCATGTAATTGATCAGGGATTTGATCCTGAAAATGATGAACAACTTTGGGGATCTCGTCATGGTCATTTTGAATTTGATAGAAAATAATGCCCTTGTAGCTCAGCTGGTAGAGCACCGCTTTTGTAAAGCGGTTGTCGCAAGTTCAAGTCTTGTCGGGGGCTTATGAGAGTAAAATATGCAACTGAACCCTTCCCATATGTTCTTATAGATGAACTCTATAATGAATGGGAGTTGGAAGAATTGTGGGAAGAGATGGACTATCTTTGTAGTCCAAGAAGATTGATGGTTGCTGATACAAATAATGGCTCTGCAACTGATCCTAATGGGGAACTTTTAAAGTTTACTCGTTGTCAATATCTTGAAGATGTATATCAAAATAGAAATCACTCCGCTATTTTACAGATAACTGAAAAAGTTTTTATGGAAGATAAAACTTTTTTCATGAGTCATCCCCATTGGTATTTTCCTGGAACAGCTTCTAATACTAATCAACACTATACACAACTTGTTTACTATGAAAACAGTGATGAATATAAGAGTCATAGAGATTGTGCTCAGTTTACTGTACTAAATTGGTTCTACAGAAAACCAAAGAAATTTTCGGGTGGTAATCTATACTTTGAAGATTTTAATCTAGAAATAGAATGCTTAAATAATAGGACATTAATTTTTCCTTCAGTCATCAATCATGCGGCTAAACCCGTTATAATGGAAGAGAAATACATAGGACAAAAATATGGAAGATTCTGCATCTCACAATTTGTGTCCCGTCAATTCTAAGGAGTACGGAAAGTCCAAGATGAATATAAAACTCTGGTACAATAGTGCAATGGGACAATGGCGTTGGACTTTGACAGATAAAGACTTAAATATGGAAGCGGGGCAACAACCTATGCTTCGTGATGCTATGAATGATGTAGCAAATACCGTGGAACATATGTTAGATAAATCTGGATACTTGCCAGAAAAGATAGACTTAGATAAGATAGATTATGGTGATACTCACCAGTAATCCCTTCCGTGTGACTAAACAAACCTCCCCTGAACAGGGAGGTTTTTTAGTGTCTAAATATAAAAAGAATAGATTTGTCACTGTAGGAATCCCGAGATGCCCCTAAGTAGATTAGAGAATTTCCTAAAGAATGCTGAAGGTAATATCCTGTATGTAAACCCTTCTGACTTTGACGCAACCGATAGTTATGAAAATAGAGGTAATTCTCTAACAAGACCTTTCAGAACTATACAGAGAGCTCTGATTGAATCTGCTAGATTTTCATATAGAGCAGGAAGAAATAATGATAAGATTGATAGTACAACGATCCTAGTATATCCAGGCACACACTACATTGACAACAGACCTGGACACTCTATTGAATCCAATGGAAGCACTGCAACTTTCAAAAGATTCACTAATGGTTCATGGCAAGAAGCTGGGGCAGAACTAACTGAGTTTAACGAGAATACTAACTTCGATATTTTTGACGAAGAGAACGAATTACACAAATATAACAGTGTTAATGGTGGTGTTATCCTACCTAGAGGTACATCTATTGTAGGTCTTGACCTCAGAAAAACCAAGATTAGACCACTATATGTACCAGATCCTCTAAATGATGCAGTACCAAGCACTTCAATCTTCCGTGTTACTGGTACTTGTTACTTCACTGCATTTTCATTCTTTGATGCAGATCCAGCGAGACAGGCATATAGAGATTCTACTGCAAGAAAGGTAAATCCTAGATTCTCTCACCATAAACTCACCTGTTTTGAGTATGCTGATGGTGTCAATAACGTTGTATTAGGTAACGATGTAACAGATCTAACCGATCTGGAGATGTTCTACTTCAAGGTCACTTATGCTTACGGTGACTCTGGTGGTAGAGGACTTGCTGATTATCCTTCATCAACTTCTCTCGACTTTGAACCATCTGTCGATGAATTTAGAATTGTTGGTGATTTAACAGCGAACCCACTAGGTATTACCAGTTTGAGATCTGGTGATGGTGTAATCCCAACTCAAGAAATTACTGTAATTACCAGTAATAAGCATGGTCTATTCAAGGATACTCCAGTTCTAATTTCTGGTATTAGTACAAACGTAAGTGCTTATAATGGTTCTTTCGTTGTCAAAGATGTTCTGAGTGACACGAAATTCACCTATGAGACCACATCAACCCCAACAGATGTCTTACCTACTCAAGACAAATTCAATAACTCACAGATCATTGTAGAGTCCGATAGTACGTCATCTGCATCTCCATATGTATTCTCTTGTTCACTAAGATCTGTTTTTGGTGTTAATGGTCTACATGCTGATGGTAGCAAAGCAACTGGATTCAAATCCATGCTTACTGCACAGTTCACTGGTATCTCCCTTCAGAAGGACGACAATGCGTTCATTCTGTTTGACGAAGAAACTAATATCTACAATGATAATAATACTGTAAGCGACGATCAGAAACCTCTACACACTAATTCTAGAGCAATCTACAGACCAGATTTTGAGAACTTCCACATGAAGTGCTCAAATGATTCTATCATTCAGTGTGTATCGATCTTTGCTATTGGTTTCGCAAAACACTTCGTTGCTGAGTCTGGTGGTGACCAATCTATTACCAACTCTAACTCCAACTTTGGTGCGATCTCTCTGGAATCTGCTGGTTTCCAAGCAAACTCCTTTGATAGAGATGACGTAGGTTATATTACACACATTATCCCACCAAGAGAACCCGAGAGAAGAATCTCTAACATCACTTGGTTGCCACTTGATGCAACTAAGATTGTTTCTGCTGCTACAACCAACAAACTGTGGTTAGCAAACTTTAAGTCCGCTGACGTTCCACCCCCAAGTGAACTAGACGCATATAGAATTGGTGGTAAGAGACAAGATAAACTATTCCTACAAACAATTACTGGTACTGCGGTAAGCACCTTCAGTTCTCCAATTCTGATGGATGTTCCTGCGGGAACTGGTCTCAGTACAGAGGCATTTAAGACAAATGTTGTGGGTAGAGCTGCTGGTATTAACAGTATTTCTACTAACATTCTTACCTTTACCCAGAATCACCAACTATTCAATGGTGAGAAAATCAGAATTTATGCTGATACTGGTGAGATGCCTGCGAACCTTGAGGCAAATAAGATTTACTATGCACTAACAACTGGTCTGAATCCTAATCAGATTAAAGTTTCTACTAGTGTCAATGATGCTGAAGCAGGTAATAATATCACAGGTATTACTAATGGTGGTGGTGAAGTCACTGTTCTCAGTACAGTTGCTGATAAAGTAACTGGTGAACCAGGTCACCCAATTCAATTTGATGATACAGAAGGTCAGTGGTATGTAAACTCTTCACCATCAACTTTCTTTAACGAGATTTATACTGGTATTACTGGTATTGGAACTGATACTGTTGGTGAAGTAACTGGTGGTACATTCATCCAAAGACAAATTGATGCTAGAGGTATTGAAGAAAGAATCTATAAGATTCGTTATGTTGTTCCTAAAGAGTTTAGTAATGGTCGTCAACCATCTGAAGGTTTCATTCTCCAAGAATCCAAGAGTGTTGGTGTTGGATCTGCATCCTTCTTAGATGTTAGTGTTAGTGATCCAACTCAACTTAGAAACCCACGTATCATCACACTTGCATCTTACAATAGTGTAACCGAACGTGCTACAATCAAGACTGAAAAAGAACACAACTTTGTTGCTGGTGACCAAGTTATTATCAAAGGTGTAAGTAGTGCAAACAATACTGTTGCTACTGCAACTTCTGCATATAACGGAACTTTTGAAGTCTTCCAAGTAGACAACCCAAGAACATTCCAAGTCAGTGTAACTACTGGAGATCCTGGAGTATTCCTTAACCAAGTCAACCAAAGAAGTACACAACAACAGGTTGAAGCTTTACCAACTGTACAAAGAAGTAGATACAAGGATTCACTCTATATCTACAATTCTAGACAAATTAGAGAACATATTCCTGGTGCTGATGGTCAGGATGGTGTATATGCAGTTACTCTTCTTTGTGGTTCTGTTCAACCCGACCAAAATATTGGTTTCGGTGTAAGTGAGAAGAAGTTCTCTCAAAATGTGGTCGATCTATATCCACAGGGCGATAGAGACAACTATAATTCTGACCCACAACCTGCTATTTCACACGCTCGTAAATCTCCACTGGGTAAAGTTCTCACCAATGACAAGAGAAACTCTGTTACTAGAGAAGGTGAAGAAATCTTCCTGGAAAACAACAACGTTGCATTTGTAGTAGACAGTGCTGCTATTACTGGTACAGGTAACACTACTGTTACTCTTAATTTAACCAGAAATCATGGATTCAATAAGATCAAGTCCTTGTCCATCACAAATGGTGGTGCTGGATATAACAATGCTGCTGGTGTTACTACAACAATCTATGCTGCAGATCTTGTTACTTCCTCTGGAGGAACTGGTGAAGGTGGTGTAATCAGAGCGAATGTTTCAACTGGAAATACTATCGCTTCGTTTAGAATTGTTGAACCAGGTGGTGCATATGGTATTGGTGATACGATGACAGTATCTGCTGATCCTGCTGGCGCTCCATCAGCATTTGCAGTTCTAACAGTTGATGACATCTACAATAACATCGGTGACTCACTAGAACTCTCTGGTTTCCCCACTCCTAAATTGAATGGTGTCTTCAAGATTATTGACGTTCCTGATGCGAACACTGTTGTTGTAGAGAATGACCTCAATCTTGAAAGTAATGTTTATAAAACTAGAAATGATGATAGAAAACCAGTTGTTACTTATGCTGGTAAAGGTCTAATCTTTGACAGTTTAGATTACAATCCAGAAGCCGGTATTGCTACAGTAACAGTCGAAAGTGCTCACAACTTCTTACCTGGTAACACTTTCAGAATTGTTGGTAGTGGTAACACTTTCTTTGGACTTGAAAAGTATCAAGTTCTTGAGAATGTAGGAATTAACACCTTCGCATTTACTGCGGGAGTCTCTACTGTTGCACAAACAATGGCAACAGGAACTACAATTCAGAGATATGGTCTTTCTTCACAGGGTAAACCAGTTGGTGCTGGTGAAGAGAACTTGGGTGGCAGATCCACTCCAATGTATGTTGGTATTCAAACTACTCTAGCAAGTCCTGCTGCTAAGACTGACATTAGTATAACTGTAACTAATGCGGATGGTTTTAATCTGGGTGATTACATCACTTTAGGTGAAGAAGTCCTGAGAATTAAAGCAAACCCAACCAGCAATACTTTACAGGTAGCTAGAGGTCAATTTGCTACTCCTGCAAACACTGGTGAAGTTGGTCAGGTTATCCAGAAGATTAAGATCCTACCAATGGAGTTACGCAGACACTCCATTCTTCGTGCATCTGCACATACATTTGAATATCTAGGTTTCGGTCCTGGTAACTATTCAACTGGTATGCCTCAGGTTCAAGATAGAATCCTAACCGATGATGAGGTTCTACTTGCACAGTCAAGAGAACAAGACGGTGGTGCAGTTGTTTATACTGGTATGAATGACCGTGGTGAATTCTTCACTGGTGCAACTAAGGTCAACGGAACTACTGGCGAAGAAACTACAATCGGTGCTCCTCAGATCACTTACTTCGGTGATGAAAGTAAGAGTGAGGTTGTTAGTGCAAACAACGGTATCTTTGACGATCTAATTGTTAAGAACGCAATTACTGTTGAAGGTGGTGTAAACCAGAATAGAACGTCTCAGTTCTACGGTCCTGTATCTTATACCAACAAGGTAACTGTTTCTTCTGAAGAAGGGTTAGAAACTAATGTCTTCTTCCTGAAAGGTGAGGCAGCACAGGCTAAAGAAATGACCGTGGGTATTCAAACACCCATCATTGGAAAGAGACCTGGTGACATCTCATTCAAGGCAATACCTGACCCTGGTGGATACATTGGACATGTATTTGCTGACAATGATTGGAGAAGATGGGGTGTAATTTCCATCGAGAAAGATGAAACTTTCCTCACCTTAGATAGAGTTGCTATTGGTGAGACTGGCGGTAGTTCGGGATTTGTTCATGACTCGACCGCAGATGCTTTCCAAGTAAATGGTGTTACTAGAATTGATCACCTATTTGTTGGTGGTGCAGTTACCTTCTCACAAAACCAGACATTCTCTGGTGTTACTTATGAAACTGTCACAGTTAAGGATGAAATTGTCTTAACTGGTACTGCTGGAACAGATAACTACGTCTTCAAAGTTACTGATGCAGATAAGATCGCACAGTTCTCTAACGTAGAAATCACTGGTGCAGCATTCACCTTCGGTAATAATACTCAAGTAACTGTAGAAAACTCTTTCGAGTCCAATTTCACTGGAGTCTCTACATTTAAGGGAACAGTTGCAATGGGTCAACTAGAAGTCGTAGGACTTGCTAGTGCTGCGATTGGAATCTTTACTTCTGTAGAATGTGAATTCCTACAGGTTGGTACTGCTGCAAGTATCAAGTTAGGATTTGCAACTGACTTCTATGTTTATGATGACTTAGTTGTTCAATCAAATGCATATGTAAACACTGGTGTTGTTACTACAATCGAAGGTAGTGATCTAACATATGATGAGATTACTGGTACAACAGTTCAAGCGGTTGGATTACGTGCTACCAACTTTGCAACACCAAACGCAAAAATCAATGTTGGTATCATAACCACTCTGATTGTTCCACCTTATAATGTAAATACGGGCGACTCCTGGGCAGGTATTAGTACCGCATATATTGGTGCAGGTATTGTAACCACTCTAATTGTTCCTGCTGGTGGTTGGATAGGTGCTCCACAAGCGTATATCAACTCTGGTATTGTCACCACAATATCTGGTACTGATGCAACTTATACCAATGTAAATGCAAATAACGTTTACTCACCATATATTGCTGGTCAAACAGGTGGAAATCCTGCTGGTGCTGGTGTTCTTTATGTTCAAAATGCACAAGTTGGTTCTAAACTCTGGTTGAGTGGAACTGCTGCAGGTGAAGGTCTGAGGGCGAATGTTGGTATCATCACTTACTTCGGGCATAATGCCAAGTCTCTACTGGGTAACCTGGACAGTAGTGGCAACAACATGCACATCAATGCAGGTTCTGATGGTATTGTTCAGGCATCTCAACTTAGATCAACAATCGCTCAAGGTGCTGCACCATTTACAGTTGTATCTACAACTAAGGTTACTAACCTGAACGTTGATTTACTTGATGGTAAGAGTGCAACATCATCTGCAACTGCCAATACGATTATGTCTCGTAATGGTAGTGCGAATAGCGCACTCAATAAGTTGACATCTACAACGATTGATAACTCTGGAAATATTGATACTAACACACTTGATGCTAGTACCGCAGATATTACTACTCTGAATGTCACTGGTAGTATCAATGGTAATTCAAATTATCCATTGATCGACCAATTCAGAATGGGTAAGTACCTAGAAACTTTCAACGATCTAGGTAATAAGAGTGGAACTGTTAATCTCGATACTTCTACAGGTAACAACTTCAGAATCAGAATCACAGGTAACACCAGCATCAACTTTACCAATATTCCTGTTGACTCTAACAATTCTAGTGCTGACATCTATTCAACACAAATTATTGTCAAGAACGGAACTGGTGGTGCTAGTTTGACATGGAACGGTAACATAAAGTGGCCAGGTGGATCTACACCTTCTAGAACTACTAATAATGGTGCTGAAGATATTTGGGTCTTTATTTCATATGATAGTGGTTCTACCTGGTACGGAAACCTTGCTCTACCCGACATGAAGTAGTAATAAATAAATTATCTCGTGATTTAATATATGACTAGAACAGAAGTGTCATGTGAGTATCAAGATTTCATCGGGACTTACAGAAATGTATATCCCGATGATTTTTGTGAGCACTTGATCAATTTTTTTGAAGAAATAGAAAGCGGTACTAATTGTATTATCCAAAATAGACAAGAAGAAGATTCCAGAATGCCTAAGTGCGATAAGGATGATAAATTCATGTTTTTGGACTTAGCTGCTCTCCAAGTTCCTCGGTGGAGAGATAAAGCTACGATTAACATGATATGGAAGGGACTTCAAGTTTGTTTCGATCAATATGTTAAAGAGTACGACCATCTTAAAGATAATAATATATCAGGACATGCATTAAAAATGCAAAGAACTGATCCTGGTCAAGGTTATCATATTTGGCATTATGAAAATAATGGATACGAAGATAGACATAGGTGTCTAGCATTCTCAATTTATCTCAATGATATTGAAGATGCAGGTGAAACCGAATTTCTCTATTTGAAAAGAAGAATTAAACCAGAGAGGAATATGTGTACTATTTGGCCTGCTGGTTTTACCCATGTTCATCGAGGTAATGTTGTTCATGGAACTAAATCTAAATATATTATAACTGGTTGGTTTTATTACATCTAAGATGACCCATTACACCCGTAGAATTATACAATCAGGATCCTTATTAGCGGGATCAGTTACTTTTAATTCCCCTGGCACTTTTACTGCTCCCCCAAGATTACAGGTTGCTAGTTTATCTGGAAAGGGCGCTGCGGGAAATCCAGGCAATCCTGGTAATGCTGGTAATAAGGGTAATGGCGGATCAGGAAATCCTGGAAACCACGGTGGTGGTGGAGGAGGCGGAGGCGGTGGTGGTTCCGCTGCTGAAGGCGAAAAATCAAGCACTAATAGTGCCCAGGGTGGCCAAAAAGGCGGAAGCACAAACAACCCTGGCGGTGGCGGTGGTAATGGTGGTAGTAAAGGAAACCCCATCAACTTTGGTAGGGACGAAGAATATAATAACAAATACACTAAAAAAGCAAACGCTGGCAATCCTGGTAGTCAAGGGCAGTCAGGTAATCAAGGCAATAAAAATAGTGGCAATAGTGGTGGATCAGGAAATCCTGGTAATTCAGGACAAGCTGGTGCAAAAACTAAATTTGGTAATTATCAATTCCCTGGTGGAAATGGCGGAAATGCTGGTTCGGGAAATCCAGGCAATCCTGGAAATCCTGGTAATAAGGGAAATGCTGGTGGTGGCGGTAATGGCGGAGGAGGAGGTGGCGGCGCACTTGTCGCCTACAACAACTTCGGTAATGATGACTACAAAATGGATGCCATAACTAAAGGAAATGCTGGTAGTGGCGGCAATCCTGGCGGTCAAAGTGGTAATACTGGGCAAAGATTTTGGAACGATCGCGGCAACTGTGCTGGTGGTAATGGTGGCGGCGGTGGTCCTGGTCCTGGTCCCGCTGGTGCTGGTGGTGAAGGTGGCAACGGAGGCGGTGCCAATGGCAATGATGACTCTGGTGACGGTAAAGCAGGAGGCGGTGGCGGCGGAGGCGGCGGTGGTGGCGCCCAACGCAACACTGGTAACCCTGGAAATCCTGGAAACCCTGGATCTAGCAACCCTGGAAACCCAGGAAATGCTGCTAATACCAATAGTTTCACAGATATTTCTATAACCCCATTGAATAATTATTCAGTCACAGTTCCGAGTGGTGGTACGGTAACTATCTCCTGGGATGCTCAATAAATAATCAAAACTTGTTTATTTTACTATGGAAGAAATGAACAAATCTGCAGACCTTGAAGCGGTAGAAAAACAAAAAGAATTGTTAAACGCACAGATTGAACTTGAGAAACTTAAGTTCGAGATGTATGACATCAGAGCTGCTAAAAATAGAGCACGTAGTATTTCCGTTGGTTCTGCAAACGGTGGAACTATAGAAATTTCAATGCGTGGAGATACAAATGATCTGTATATGCAACTCAATCCAACTGAAGCGGTTGAATTGTTAAACTCTCTTGCTGCTCAATGTGGTTTAGACATTGCTACTAGACCCAAGGACGATTATGCCACTTGGAGATCTTGGGATCCTAGAACTCTTCCTGACACAACACACCTTGGTCTTGGTTCATGGCAACTCAGTGATAACTCAAGAGAAAAACTTATTGCTAAAAAAGAATTAGAACTACAACAAGTTCGAGTAGAAGAACCACCCAAACCACTATTGCCTAATCAAAATGAATCTGAGTGAACTTTACATTATTGTTGATAATCACCAAAAGGAAATAAGAGGAGTATTTCAAAAAGAACCACAAGATTGGAAAAATATCTGCACATTTCCTGGACTAAGTGATGAAGAAAAATCTGATTTATCTTGGGCAGGTCATGATGGAGTGGGTTTTGTTCGTGGTGAATCTCTAAAAAATTATTCTTGTAATGATGGTCACTTAGAAGAAATAAAACTGAATATAAAAAGAATGTCAGGAGAAATCATAAAAGATCTTCGTGCTGAAGGTGTGATTTTTGAAGGATATAGATTTCCTGTTGATTTGGAATCAATTATGTTTGCTAACTTCCAAAACAATAGACATTCTAATATCATCAAGAGTCAAAATAATTATCACAAATTCAGTAGAGATCAAATGTTCTCTCTTGTAGAGAAACTAAATCATAAATTTGATGAACTATTAGATCAAGAAGTAGAATTTTTTAGACAAATTGATGAGTGTTCCTCAGTATATGAATTGAGTCAATTAAATTATGGTATCTGACTATTTTAATTACGATGTAGACAGTCTGGATTATATTATTCCAGATTTAGAATTAGATGATTCCCTATCAGATGAATGGCCTTTGATGTCATTTAATAACCCATCACATGTAACAGTTTCTGATATTTTTTCTGAGGAAGAAATTGGTAAGATTATATTTACAGGTAAACAATCTGGTTCACATTTAGGAACTGTTGCTTCAAATAGTGAGTTTGTAGTTGACTCTGAAGTGAGAAGATCTAAGGTCTCTTGGTTAAAACCAAACTCATTTAATAGTTGGTTGTATGAAAGATTGACTCGTATTATTTGCGAAATCAATGATTCTAATTGGGAATACGATTTACGTTCTATACAAACATTACAGTTTGGTGAATATCATTCAGAATACCAGGGGCATTATGTACAACATTTGGATGCTAATCTGGGAAATAATGTAAATACGACTCAAAGAAAATTAAGTTTTTCAGTTCAACTATCACATCCCAATATTTACCAAGGTGGTGATTTGGTATTGAATAATGGTATAGAGATAATATCAAAAAACAAAGGATCTATGACTATATTTCCTTCACATACCTTACATGAAGTAACACCAGTAACCAAAGGTGTTCGTTATTCTTTAGTTGGTTGGGTTATTGGAGATAAGTTAAAATGAATAAAGTAATTAGAGGATTTTTAGGATTAGAATTTTGTAAATTTACTGAACAATATTTTATCACCAGACTATCTTCTGGTAAAGATATTCAATTTGGTTCTGACTCAAACACAAATAATGGAGGTATGAATATCTACGGTGATCCTTTCACTGATACAATTCTAAAACTATCCACAGATCATATCTCATGTGTGTTAGGCAAACATTTACTGCCAACTTACTCCTATGTAAGATTTTATCAAAGAGGTGATGAGTTAAATATACACACAGATAGACCAGAATGTGAATACTCCGCAACTCTTACTCTAGCACATCCTTCAGATCAACCACTATCCCCAATTTATTTTAACAAAAGTCCTTCAAAGAATGGTGCTGAAAGTGTTACTCTAGAAAGAGGAGATTTGTGCATTTATGAAGGTTGTAAATACTATCATTGGAGAGAACCAATAGAATCTGATTGGTTACTTCAATGTTTTATACACTGGGTTGATGCAAATGGACCCCATAAAGACTTATTATTCGATGGAAGACCTTTTCTGGGAGTACCTAAATAAAAATGTCTGAGTTACTTATTATTCTCTATCATGGCGAAACCAACAGAAACTACTGGTGCTGATGTCGAAAGTATGATCACTGATCTGACATCAAGACTTGAAACACTTCGTGAAGAACTGCTCGAAACTGAGAGAGCATTTAACACTAAAAAAGAAGAATTTATTAAACTGTCTGGTGCTCTAGAAGCATTACATACAGTCAAAGGATAATCTTTGAAACTCCACAGAGTTATTATATACATTATTACGGGGGTATGTCAATATTGACTATCCCTCTTTTTTTCTCTATACTGTATTACTATGCGTTTTGTCCGTAACTTGTTTAGAAATAAGAAAAGAGACAAAGAGTTACCGCAACTCCTTGACGGAAATGATTATCCAGACTTCTGGACACAGATAGAGGGTTTCAAAAAGTTTGCTGAAACAGTTAATCAAGGTTCTAAAGATGGCACCCCATTATTAGTATCTGAAGAAGTGAGCAAACTTAGAATTGAAGAGTGCGAACGTTGCGATTATTTCGATAAACAACAAACTAGGTGTAGAAAGTGTGGATGTTATATGAAAGTTAAGGTAAAATTTACTAATACAGCGTGTCCCGTAGGTAAGTGGTAGTATGTGTGGACTTGGATTAGTTTTCTCAAAAAAAGATAAAATTCCTCACAATCTCATCAAGATCGCTGAAAATGACTTAGGACTTCGTGGTCCCTCCCATGCAACACATTATCTGGGAGATGATATTTACATGTATCAATCTGTCTTGGCGATTCAAACAGAACCAGATCGTGATGATGGATTTGCTAGTCTACCTCAGAACTTTGATGTAACTCTCTATAACGGAGAGATATATGATGATCATGAGCATGATAGTGACATCGAAATGTTGCAGAAGTCCAGTGCTAAACAACTGGTTCTGGGTCGATGTGATGGAATGTTTGCCGTTATTCAGGCACAGAGACATGGACAATGGTTGGATATTACTGCCCTGAGAGATATTCACGGGGAGAAAAGAATCTTCTATTATGATAGTCCTAGAGTCCTGATTCTTGCTTCTACGCCATCATTCATCCTTAAAGTTATGGAGGAGTTTGATGAACCAGTGACTTTGAATGAGGTAGCACTGAAAGATTATTTTGTAACGAGACATTATATCTCAAACTCCACTGCAATCAGTGGGATCTATCAAGTGCCCCCAGGTAGTAAGTTTCACTTCAATAAGTATTCCTCAGTCACTCAAGTATGGACGCCTAGAAAATATCTGAACTCAGAACTTACAAGAGAACTAAACAACACCACTCCTGGACAATATACACACTATCTTGAAGAGTTGATAATAAGAACTCTCAAGAAGATGCAGTCAAGTGTTCGTCCACATGTGAACGTCTATTCAACAGTATCTGGTGGTACAGATTCGTCGATAGTCACTAAACTATTAGAGAACATTGGCACTCAGTTGATACGAGGGATCACACTTACGTTTGATGAGAAAGATTCTGTTGCTCTGTTTGCTGATAAATTGTTCGATAAACTCTACACGGGGCAGGTAGTTAGGAACATAGATCGTGAGAGTTATCATGAGTCTTACCTACAGACTCTTAAGTTATGTTGTTCTCCCATACCATCGCATGATTTTGCCTCTGCAAATCTGTTGTATGAGATGTTAGAACCTGGATCAATACTATATGGTGGTGAAGGCGCAGATGAATTATTTCTAGGATACAAATACTATCAGAATTGTGTACGTTCAGAGTACAGTATGGCAGTAAGAAATAACTTCAAACTATCATTCTCAGAGAACATACAAGAAGACTATGAGTATGCCTTCCAGTTCTTTATTGACAACCTGTACTCTACAAAAGATGCACACATTAAAGCATGTTCTTTTGTAGATTTCTTCCATCAGATGCCTAATGCCACTCTAATGTCTGGAGATCTGATTGGTTCTAGTCATGGAATTGAGACTAGGACGCCATTCACACGCAAAGATATTGTGACCTATGCAATCAACTCTCCGCCATATTTGTTGGACAATAAGAGACCACTTAGTAAAATCTTCGAGAATCATTATCAACGTAGACCTTATGCTAAGATTGGATTCAGTGGGCACCCCAATGAAATGTATCGTTACCTAGAGAATGGCATCGATAAAAGTTATGAAATCTACGGAAGTTATGTCCAATCACCATACAACGACAGAGATACTGAGTGGAAGTATATAAACACTGAGTTTTTCCTTGACACATTCTGCTTTACTCCCTAATATGGTGAGGTAATTGATATAAAACAATGACTCCCGAAAAGTTCCAACTGCTCCGCGATTGGGTCCGAGCAGAGATTAAGTCAGTAATCACTGAAGAGAGTAATAAAGATACTACTAATTATTGGAAAGGAAAAAACACAAATCCCGATGCACTTAAGGAATCAGAAGTAGCATTCCTTCGAGTGATGCAGGCATTTTGTGGTGGACAGGTGCTCCTGTGAGACCTAAGTTTTCCAATGAGTATTACAAGGTAGGTTATTACCTTGGAGATGAACATAGGTGGGCAGTATATTTTACGATGGAATCTGCCCAGGAAGCGATGATGAAAATGATCAAGAGAGGGCAAGAGGTAACAGGGATGGAGTCCGCGACCCTGTGTGACAGTTGATCAAAGTGTCCACTACTCTCGCCGCGGTGGTCCGACCCGTGTATATTAAATGAGTCGAGGGGAGACCTGAGACGCACACCGAGAGGCAAAACCGTAAGAGGGAACGACAAACAGTTCTCCGCCTCTCACACTCATTCCTAAGTATCATGGGCACTCGTTCACGCATCGGTAAGCAACTCGCAGACGGTTCTATTCTGTCTGTCTATTGTCACTACGATGGTTATCCTGAGTTCAATGGTCGCGTTCTCCGTGACTATTTCTCCACCGATGAGAAAGTTTCTGAACTGATTGACGGTGGTGATATGTCTGCTACCTGGACTAATGCAGGTTGGAGAAACGAAACACTTCCCAAAACTGGTCCTCTCCACTATACTCAACGTGGTGAATCTATTGAAGACAATGCACCGATGATTCACGATTCTCTGAATGATTTCATTGAGAATGGTGAAGAGTTCGGTTATGTGTTTACAAGTGCAGGTTGGACCTGTTATGATACTAAGACCTGGAGCGATACATACAAGCAACAGGTTGCAATCCCCGCAGGAGGTATTACCGATGGAAACTAAAATGATCCAAGTAAAGTATTACTTTAAGGAACATCCCAAGACTTCGCTATCAGTATTCCTCAAAACTGAAGAACAAGTTAAAGCTTTCAAAGAAAAACACCCCGATTACATCTATGTCTGATTCTACTAAGTACAACGATTTCGATGAACTCTATGAAGATTTCATGGAGTCAGGTAGCGATGAGTGGTTGCTTCCTGAGTGTGGAGTGAAGGAAGAACTGGACAGGGAAACGCTTGCACTCCTCCGTTCCTTCTGATAAACTGAATAGTATGGGAACGGAGATGCCCTTAAAGACCTCCACTTCCAGATATGCTTTTAGCAGTTAAAGTCTGGACAAAAAACACTTTGCTTCTAGCACTTTTTTATCATGTCCAAGAACAATTATTTTGTGCAAGTTCCCGACACTTGCGACGATCCCATTTGGGATGAAATTATTTCTAGAATTCCTGAACCTGAAGTAGTTGATGGTATGGAATTTATCGAAAGAAAAGTTTTGAAAACTACTGTCCCGAATAAGAAGAACAAACGGGGAGAAACGCAAAACCTTGCTCGCCAATCAGGTACTGGTAAGCGAGATGAAACTCTTCTTGGTAGTTTTGAGAAGGGTATTGATACCCGTGAAATGCCACCAAAACTTATCAATGAAGATGGTCATCTTTCTTTGTATGGTGGTTATGGTCGTGCAGCAATTTTTGAAGAACTTGGTTATAGTGCATGGGTATATGACAACTATAAGTTTAACCGATCTAAACGCAATTCCCTCCAGTCAACTAATGTGGAGGTTCTAGAAGATGCTGCAATTAGTGATAATGGATCTGCAAAATCTAAACCCGCACAAAAATCTGATTATGTTAGTATTCTTATCCGTCGTATCAAAGATCATGGATGGAATCGAGATCAAATGGAGGCGTGGTTTGCTAGCATTGAACATTGTCTAACTAAACGACAAGTCACAGAATATATCACTTCTGCTATCCGTACTGAAACAGCACAAGGTCGCATTGAGTGGTATAACGAAAAAGAAATCAACAAAAAAGTCTTTAATGAAGACCCTAGTTTGATCATCCTGAATACTACTGACGCGGAGAAAGGTAACAATCAACGTTTTATTCGCACATTATGGAGTATGATGGACTCTTACGTCCAAAGTAAGGGTAAGACACAATCTTATTGTTTCTGGAATAGTCAAGCGTGCAGTCATGAAGATATTGATGATGCACACCTTGCCGCAGAAAACCTTATGAATGAGTATGTTTCTGATATTCTTAAGTTTGCTGCTGCAGTCAACTATCATCGGACCAAACCATGTCAACCCACAAAGGTTGTATTCCAGAAACATGGATGCGATAAATTGGTGGGACATGTTGTAGACTATCCTGCAATCGACTGATAAGGGACTCTTATCGATCAACCCCTTGCCGCACTGCGGTGAGGGG